CTATCATCAGTCGTATTAAATACCTCAGTGACTGGTGTGATTGAGCACGATGGTAATATTATATATGGTAATAACTCATCTGGCCGTGGTCTTATACCATGTGAACAAACATCTATACTAACATCTGATAGAACAATCTTAGCTGCCACTGGTGATCAAAATATATTTGATGTACCTCAAGATACAATAACACTTGCTGCCAATACTACATACCAAATTAGGGGTTATTTATATTTAACTATGGGTACAACTACAGCAAGACACTTAGCATTAAAGTTTATTGATGGTCCTACAGTCAATCCACCAACAATACACTTTGCTACTATTGGTACACCAAGTAATGGCGGTGCAGCATTAACAACTCAAGATTCTGCTTTTTATAATACTACTGGTGGTGGAAATATAACTAATTCTACATTCTCAACTAACAGCTATAATGCTTTTATTACTGGTATTATTAAAACAGCAGACTCTGTAACTATTGTACCAAAGATTGCATTCAGTGCAAATCCTGGTGGTACTAATGTAGTAAAGATGGGAACTTATATAACATTTACCCCAGTAGGAACTAATAATGTTTTATCTGTTGGTCCGTGGAGCTAAATAAATTCAAATAACCTAGCAGTTAGAATCATAGAAAGGTGAGTATTATGCCAAAAGATGCCTGTTACAATAAAGTAATGGCTAGATATAAAGGTAAACACAGCGCATATGCTTCAGGCGCAATGGTCAAATGCCGCAAGGTAGGTGCCAAAAACTGGGGCAATAAGACCAAGAAGGGAGGAAAGTAATATGCCAAAAGTAGGTAAGAAGACATTCCCATACACCGCTAAAGGTAAGGCTGATGCTAAGGTAGCAGCTAAAAAGACAGGGAAGAAGATGATGACTAAGAAGGGTATGAAGTAATGGCTGACTTTTCTCAGGAAAAGAAGTACGGATTACATGGTTGGTTCAAGCGGAACAATGGTAAGGGCTGGGTAAACTGTAAGACTGGTGGGCCATGTGGTCGAAAGTCTGCCTCTTCAGGGGGTTCTTATCCCGCTTGCCGACCAACCAAAGCTCAATGTACCGCTAAGGGTACTAAGGCTAAAAAAAGTTCTAAACCCGTTAGGTGGGAAAAATCTAAAAAAGGAAAAAAATAATGGCAAAGAAAAAGAAAAAATCTACAAAGAAAATGTCATGTGGTTGTGGGGGTAAGAAATGATACCACTTAATGGTAAATTTAGAGTGTTAAATACCGCACCTGTAAATGCTGGATTAGCAATACCAACAAACTGCACTCATATGATTTTTGGTATGAATAGTAGCTTTAATAACAAAACACATGCATCTGTAAGAATAACTGGATCAGCAGCAGAGTATCCCACTGGATCTAAAGAAGTACTAGTTCCACTTGGTATTCCAGTTGCTTTACGCGGAACTACTTTTGCAATAACTCCAGTTTCTAGTGAATTAGCCCAATTTGTAACATTTCTTGAGTTTATTTCATCGTAATTATGAATTCTATAAATGGCCAATACTTACATTTATTTACAACAAAATTTCAAGATGGGTTAATTATAGTGCCATCTCGTGCTACTCATTTTATTATTTCTGCCCATAGAATGCACGGAAATGATAAAATTGATTTAAGTCACGCTGTTATAAAAATATTAAGAGATGGGATAATAAATCCAAATTTTGATTGTATGCTCCCAGCTTCTAGTATTATTGCTTTACCGTATGATATTAAACCAGGAATTTCAGGTATAACATACGCTACAGGTAATACAGAACCAGAAATAGTTTCATTTTACGAATATCAAATTAATAGAAAATTATTCAACTGAGGAGTTAGTATGTATTATTGCGGCAATACCTTTAGTGCAAAGTATTTAATTACAAATATAGCAGGATTTAATGTTAATGATATTGTCGTAGTAAAAACAACCCGTGATGGCGGAAGAAACGTAAGCTCTTGGTTAATAGTAAGGGCAGTTACCCCAACAACCAAAGGACAGGGCTATTTAACTGTAGATCATATAGCACCTTCTCCTGGTGTGATTTGGTCGTTTGTACCGCATAGTTCAAATGATTGGATTGCTGAAGGTGATTTTATTGCAAAAGCACCAAATTTTACTACAGTTGGTAATATTGTTGGACCATTTGTTGCTTCAACATTTAATGGAATTCCTATTTCATATTACCAACCAGAAGATAATTTTAATCCAAGTAGACACCAAATTTTTAACTATAGTTTAGTAAATCCAACAGAAATTGTATCTAAAAATCCAAATGTTATGCAAAACACAGAATGGGCAGGATTTGACTATTCTGGTATAGCTTTCTATGAGCGAGTATACGATAAACCAAGGGGTGGTTGGAATGCACTTGGTAACCGTATTTCTACATTACTAACTAGACAACATTTATTAGTTTGTGATCATTATAGAAATAACCAAAGAACTTTTACAGTAACTGATGGAACTAATTTTTATACTAGACAAGCAAGACAAGCTGGTGGATTTGGTAATGGGGATGATTTTACAATTCCACCTGGATCTCCTGGTATTCCAGTAATTGGTTCTGGGTTTATGAAACCAAGTTTATATCCTACTTGGTTTGCTTTACAAAACCCAGGAATAGATATAACAGATAAATACCCAGATGTAAAAATTGAGGATTTTCAAGGTTTCTCAGATTCTTCTATTATAGCATTTAAAACCCCAGTACCGGAAAATGCAACAATGTTATTTGCCTTTAACAAGAATTTTCTTAGAAAAGTAAATCAATTTTTAGGTTTTAGCACTACTACTACATATACTGGACCCTCTCCACTTATTATTCAATCTTCTTTTCATACTGTAGGTATACAGAAAACTGGCGGAATGAGTTCAATTACTTATTCGCCAGGTGAATTATATTTTTCGTCTGCCGGATGTGGTGTTAGTTCTTTTCCTTGGAATAATAAACCACCAACAGTTCTCTATACTGATTTTTTAAGTGGTGTTCAAACAGGTGACTCTGGTTCAATTTTAATGTTTAAGTTTATAAAACTAGATAATACAACAAGTTTTGTATTTGGGGGTCAGGGGTCTAGTGCTAGTGCTTCTACACCAGCAAATATTAGTTCATCTGGTGTATATCAGGGATGTTCGGAATCACCTCCTTACTCGCCATGCTCTATTAATAATCTATACTCTGTAAATGGAATAAATAATGGTTTTGCAATGTTTGATGAGGTTACTTATAGAGTAATAAAAATTATCTTAGATGATAAAAGCTGGCAAATTACACAACCAAACAGAATAATTGCAAATAACCCAGAATTAAATATAGTAGAATCGGATTTAATACAAACATATCCTAGAATTCTTGAAGTTAATACAGAAACAGACAAAAATACTTACATTTCACGGTTTCAATCTTTATCTTTATCATCTGGTGTTAATTACTTTGGTTCTCAAAAAACATTTAAAGGTGTTCCTACAGAAGTACTTTTTAGTAACAGAATAGGTACTGATTTATTTAATTTAGAAAATATAACTTATGAAGATTATTCAGAAGTGTTAGCTGATTGGGATACTGGTGGATTTACTCCTTTAGTAGAAGTACCACAATTTTTTAAATTAGCAACCACAGATAAATTAATTACTGATACCACAGTTAACCCAAACGAACAAAAACAGGTATTTAAATACGGTGGTGATTTAACTGGTAGATTATCTTTAGATGAAATTAACAAAGCTTATAATACAAGCGGTATGGTTGTTTATAAAACTAAAAAATAAGGAAAAATAATGCCAAATATTTCTTTTCAACAAGTATATGCTCTAGTTAAGGGTTGTTTTATTTCACCAGTAGGTAATACTAAGTTTAAATTAACAGATGAAACTGGGCAAGACGTAGATTTAAAAACCATAGTTAGTGGAAACCTAATAAACTTAAGTACAGTACCGTCTTTAGCACAAGATGGTACTTTAAACCCACCAAACCAGAGCTATAATCTTGCAGATTCAGATGATTTATCTATATCCAGTGGATTAATCTACAAAGAAGGTGGATCATTTGACTCTAATGTTTCTGTTTCAGATACAGAAAAACTATATCATTTTACCGGTCAAAAAATTCTTAAAAAACTCAAGTGAGGTAATAATATGCCAAACATTTCAATTCAACAAGCATACGCTTTAGCTTTTGGGGCATATGCTTCACCTAATGGAAACAGTTCATTTAATATAGAAGGATCAACTAATTTACCGGTTAACAAAACACGTTTAACCGGTCTTTTAACAACCCCTAATATTGATTTAAAACAAATACCAGCAACACAAAACGATACCCCCTTTAATCCACCAATTGCAACTTTTAATTTAGCAACAACACAAAGTACAGTAAATGAAGCAACTGGCGGTGGTGGTGGATCAATTATAAGAGCTGAAACTGGAGCTTTTGATCAAGCAACTAGCGGATCAACTAGATTTTTACTTATAAAATCATCCGAAACAGTATCTGGAAATTTAATAGCACTAAATAGTGAAACTGTATATGTTAGTTCAATTAGTCCACTAAGCTATTCAGCTGAACCTTTACCAGCTGCATCAAATATAACAGTTTCTAAAGCGGAGGGTCCGTATAATATAGCTAGATTAAGTAAAACCGCTCAAGGAAACATTCAAATTGATATTCCAAGACAAAGAGGTAGTGATGCACAATTTTGGTCAGTATCTAATATGGGAGCCAATCCACTTTCAAGTGGATTAACAATATCTATAACTGGAAGCTCAACCTCTACTGGATTTAATACAATAGGAAATTCTCCTAATAAACCAGCATTTGAACTAGCTTTAGTAGAAGGTTACCCATTTACTGGTGTATCTTCTTTTGATGAAACTTCTTTTTATTTTGATGGAGAATATGCTGAATATCAAGGATTATACTATGCGTGCACAGTTAATACAACTGTTGCACATGAACTACCAATAAATGAAGATTACTGGGAACAAGTAGATCCACTTGAAACAGATTTTCAAAATATTCAAGGATCAAACATAAGTTTTTCTGATACTATAGTTGGAGCAACTCAAACATTTAGAATTAATATTCAATCCTGGCATTTTCAACAATTTGTATTAAATTCTAGAGGAAGATACGAAGAAAACCCTAATTGGATGCCTGTTTGGATATCGCTTGCTAATAATACTACTGTAGTTGATGCAGATACCGGGGGTGGTACAGCTGGAAATCAATGCGGTACTTTATTAATTAAACCTAAAAATGATGTTTATGCAAAGGGTAGTACTTGGATATTAGAACTTTCACAATTAACACCAGCTGATAATTCTATTTCTATTGGTGGTACCCCCCAGTTTACAACTACTTTATTTAATAATACTAATCTTATTTTTACAACAATATCTTCTGGCGGTGAATTGGTTTCCAGATTATCATACCTTAATGGTGGTGATATTAATAGTAGTGGTACTTTAACACAAACAGAAAGAAATTACCACAGAACTGGTATTGGTATTGTAAATAAACTTAAAAAATGAAACCAAAAGTAAACAAAGAATACATTAAAAATAGGACTGGCCCAAAGCCAGATACATCTAAAACCTCAACCAAAAAATCCAAGACTGGTCGTAAATGACCAACAATCTAAAGGAGAGTTAATATAATGTTAGAACCAACAAGTGTTGAACAATCTCAGCCTGTCGAGACTCAGCCAGAACTAGTTAATACTACACCAGCCGAAGATCCTGTTATTACTCACGAAAGAGCAATGTTTAACAAATATGTTCAGGATCAAGGTAATAAAATCCCATCCAATTTTAAGGATGCGGATTCGTGGTTTAACAGTCTTGTAGAAGCCCGTAAAGGCTTTACACAAGCTAGGCAGGAAATTGCTGCCCTGAAAAAGCAGTATAATGAAAACGGTTTAGCTAATCCTGGATATCAGGAACAACCCGTGCAAGCTACACCACCTCAGCCACCTGAGGATTTGTCTTCTGTAGAAGAAACTTTACAGATCAGTGCACAAAATGCATCAAAGCCACCAGCTGGTTCTAAAGTTAGTTCTGAAGATTGGGCAAAGTGGGGTCGTGAAATTGACTCTACTGGTAACGTAAGCCCAGCTACCAGAAACGAAATCAAAGAGCGAATGGGTGCTGATGATGTCATTATAGAGCAGATGATTCGTGGTCGCAAAGCGTTAGCTAAGCAATCATGGGACGAGGCGGCTTCGGTTGTAGGAGGCAGTGACAACCTAAAACGCTTGTTCAAGTGGGCACAAGAAAATCTTTCACAAGAGGAAGTTGATGCCACTAATCGCGCTTTGCAGTCCAACGCATATAAAAATGTTCTACTTGGTCTTAGAGCCAGATACGAAGCAATAAATGCAAAACCACAGGCTACTTCACAGGAACCTAAGCCAGTTGGTAATCGGGTTAATTCATCACAAGTTCCGCAACAATTACAGGTATTTAATAACATCAATGAACAGAGGGCTGCTTTGTCAGACCCCCGGTATCGTACCGATCCCAATTTTAGACGGGCTGTTGAAGTAATGATGATTAATACCAGTAAGTATGGTTTTAGAAATCGTTAACTCCGTATAATCCTGTAAGAAATTTGTATATATTTTTCTTACAAGGACACGGAATAATTGATGGTTTCTCCTATATATGTATTTATAACAGAGAGAAACTTTTTTTAAGGAGAAACAAAAATGCCTTATCCAAATATTGATAATATTTTCCCAATTGACTCAGGTCCAGACGGCGGTTTTTTATCAGCAACTAATAACACATGGCCAAAAGGTGGTCAAGCAGCTGTTAATATTTCTACACCAGCTGCTTCTGGGACCGCTAACCCAGATTACTGGTTACCAGTTTGGTCTGGTGAAGTTCTTCACGCCTATGACCAGTACAACGTATTTGAACCAATGGTTGTAACTGAAACCATTGAATCAGGTACTACTAAACGATTTCCAATTACTGGTGTTGTTGGTCACAAAGGTATTTGGGAAGCCGGTGAAGAACTCGTTGGTGACTCAGGTATCTCAACCCCAGGTTGGTTCGATATCTCACTTGATCAGCGTCCTATGGCCGCTTACTTTGAGCTTGATGATATCCACCTCATGCTTACTCAGTGGGACTATAGAGCCGAGCTAGCTCGTCAGGCTGGTCTTGCTCTAGCTAACGTCCGTGACAAGCAAATTGCTTGCATGATTGCTCAGGGCGCATTTGCACCAGCTAGAAATCCATTTGGATCTAGCCTTGCTGGTATGAATAATGATAACTATGATGCCAGTAAATTTAGATTTACACCAAACGCAGTATTTAATAACCTCGGTAATCGTGGTACTTCTGTAACCGATACTGATAGAACAAATGCTGCTCTTGCTTTACTACAACGCCTTGAAATGTATATGGTTAACCTTCAGGAAAGCGACGTTCCTGCTGGTGAAGTATACTGCGCGGTTACTCCAGCTGCATTCCATGACATTCGTGCTTTAGGTATTGCTAGAGATGCTACTGGTCTTGTCGGTGGTGCTGGTAGACCATTCTTTGGTGGTGTATCAGAAGCTGGTGGTTTGGGTGCCGGTCTAAACCAAGGCATGTTTGGTATTACCGATATGCTTGAATACATGGGTGTTAAGATTATTAAGAGCAACCACCTTGCTCAACTTGACGGTGTTGTTGTTAAGTCTAGAGGTAATGACTCAGCTACTGTAAGTAGAGTTGTAAGCCCATCAACTGGATTAGTTACTACAACTGGTTATACTTGGGATCTTGGTGATCCAAAGTATGACTTTAACTGGACTGGTAGCAATGAATATGCTCCGACAGGTACAGTTTTAGCTCCAACTGGAAACAACGTACCCGCAGCTCCAGTTACTGGTTCTGGTACTACACTAAACCCAATTAAAGCTTTGATTTGGCAGCGTAACGCTGTCTGCTCAATGCGTTTACAGGGTATGAAGGTTGAAACTGTTAAGGATATTCGTAGAGGTACATTCTTTACAGTTGCTAGCATCATGGGTGGTGCTGGTATCCTCCGTCCTGAACTCTGCGCTGCTATTCAGGCCAGCTACAACCTATAATTTGATATAATTTATTCGTGCCTAGGGGATCGAAAGGTCCCCTAGGCATTTTTTTTAGAAGGGAGGATTATATGTTAAAACCATACAATCCAGTACAACAATCGTCCCGTGGACTTGGTGATACCGTAGCTAATGTTGCTAAGAAGCTTGGCTTCAAGCAAACAGAAGGCTGTGGTTGTCAGAAACGCCAAGAAGCATTAAACAGGCTTGTTCCTTATGGAAAGAAGGGAGCTAAGTAATGGGTTCCTATAGCTATACCGAAGCTGTGAACCACATGTTGCTTGTTTCAGGTGAACATCTTATTAATAACCTTGGCGCAGAAGCCGGGGTTGATATAAGTGTTGCAGAGTTTATTCTTAAGCAGACCATAAAAACCTATCAACTAAGGGGGTTAGCTAATAATAGATATGTAACGACAATTGCTCCTGACGTTAATGGTAAAATTAACTTACCATCTCTTGCTTGTTATGCCCAGGTTGTTGAGCCTCTGTTCGATCCTACGACGGGGGAGGTGATTCAGACTACATTAAAGTCCAATCCTACTAGGCTATTCAACATCACCAAGCAAACAGATGTTTTTACTCAGTCTTTGGATGTCGAAGTTATTGTTTTACTAGGTAACGAAGCAAGTAAATATGGTTGGGATGATATTGATTCTCCTTTACAAAGAGCAATTATGGAAACTGCCGCCAGAGAGTATCAAATGATTACTCAAGGTGATATTAATATAGATAAAAGACTTGCTATGCAAGAAGAAGTCTTGGTATCTAGGGGCAGAGCATCTGATATATTTAAAAAGAACAGATCTATATTCTTAGGTGATCCCGGCACAAGATCAGCAGTTAATCGCCGTGGTATTCTAAGTAACGATCCATACTTTACAAGAACGAGGTTCTAATGGCATTTATAAGACTTCCAATTAACAGCCTTAGTGGTGGGGTAGGGCGACAAGCTCCTACTAAACGATTGACAACCGAAGCAGAGAATATTGACAACTGCTTGGTTACGCTGGAGAGGTCTGCCGAAAAACGACCACCACTAAGTAGTATTAATACGGGTGGGGGGAGCGCATATTTAGATATCTTAAATCTAAATCCTCCCCTTAACCTTAACTTTAATGCTGATAATTTATATTTCCATTTCTTAGATATTGACGGTTTTAATCGTTATTGCATTATAATTAACAGATCTGGATATGACTTTGAGCCATCTTCTAGCTATATTAATCCAAATACAAATGAAGAAATAAACCTATCTAATTTTATTACTGTTTATAGGATTGAACCTACTGAATGGGTAAAAGAAACCGTTGACCCATCTGTAGGTACAACAATAAGTAATACATCTGGATTTAACAGAGCTGTGTTTGAGTACTTAACATATGGTAACAAAAACTCTACATTTAGCTATCCAATTGCAAGAACCTTAAAATCATCCGTAAGCCCAGCAACAACTAAAAATACATTTGGATCTGCCGATTTTGATGTTGGTATAATTCTCTGGAATAAACTAATTGATATAGATTTTTTACCAGATAATGCAGCTTTAGAATTAACATCAACACCTGCTGGATGGGCGAATACATTTGAAACTAATCAATACATACACTCTGGAGATGTATTTAATTATAAAGTTTCAGATCCTGGTGCTGTTCCAACACCACAAACCGAAGATAATTTAGCTCAAGGTGGGGTTGCAGTATATAAAAATGTTAGAGATGATATTGAATTAAGTGTTGGTTCTGGTGGAGAAGAAGAAGACATAGGGCAAAATAGAGAAAGTTTTGAGTTTATTCCACAAACACCCCTTAGTGATATTCAAAATGCTATTGATTCAACTTGTGGATTTAAAGCTACAAGATCCCTTAGTCACTTAACTGACACACCTAGATTAATTTCAGTTGGTGCTGGTAACACAATTAATTTTGCCACAGACCAGTATTATTTAACATCACCGCTATCTCCTTTAAATAGAGACACAGCAACTTCGGGTTATGGTAAAGTATTTTTTGCTCGTAATTCTTATAGTACATTTCCAGTTTCATATTATAGAACATTTAGATATACAAAAAATCCGTATTACCAAAGAGTACGATCTGAATCACCAAATTCTGTATTTGATCATAGAAGACTACCCATTATAATTTACAAAGATGTAAGTGGTAATGGTAATTGGAAAGTAAGGCCATTACCGGTACAACCTAGGATTTCTGGTACTGATATTAGTAATCCCGGACCAACAGCCTTTACTAGAAAAGAAAAAATTCAAGGTATTACTTTATGGAAAAGTAGACTTTGGATTGCTACGGAAAATACAATATTTTCTAGTAGACTAAATGATTATTTTGATTTCTGGATTAACGATATTGAAAATGTAACAGAAGCAGATCCTATTGATATTCAGGCTACTGTAGGTGTTTATAACAAACTTACTTATATTGTACCTTTTCAGAGTACATTGTTTGTAGCTACTGCTGGGTCTTTACAATTTGAAGTCCGAGGGGGTTCTGCTGACGTAGGTATTTCTCCATTTAACGTAGAGTTTAGACCTACATCTTTTTATAGCACCTCTAAAATTACTGAACCACAAAAACTTGGTAATAATATTTTCTTTGCTAATGCCAGTAAAATGTATATGTATTTAGGTAGTGGTAATGCTACAACTGAATACTCCACAGCTATTGATGTTAGCCAGCACTGTAAAGATTACTTACCAGAAAATATTAGAGTTTTAACTACAAGTTCATCTACAGATAGTATTCACATGGTAGATGATAATAATAGAAATGAACTATTTAACTTTGTATTTAGAACTAATGGCGAACAGGTTGCTCAAAATGCTTTTCATAAATGGATACTAGCTCCAGAGGATGACATAGTAGCACTTAAAACCTACGAAAAAGACTTTTATATTATATCAAAAAGACCCGCTACTGCTAATTCAACAAATAAAGCCATAACGGTTTACTTTACATCCCTAGAAACGGTGCCATTTACTACACCAATGATTGATTGGTTAACACTTATAACTACACCATTTATGACATTTAATGGTACAAATACAATAATTACATTACCATTTTATGATCCAGGAATAAACTCAGTTATAAAGTCTTCAGCATGGGGTAATGATGCTTATACAGATATAAATATCGTAAATACCTTTGTTGATAATGTTACTGGATATACCAAACTTACTGTTTCTGGTAATATTACAGCTAACTCTGTTTGGGTTGGTAGATCTTATGAAATGTCTATAGAACTATCTCAACAGGTAATCCGTGGCGGTGGCCAGGGTTCAGGACAGGTTGTAGAGGGTGTATTAAACCTTAAGAGAATTACAACCAGACACCTTAATTCTGGTGTTTACGATATTGAAATTCAAAGACGTGGTAGACCATCAACAAATGTTTCATTCTACCCCTTTGATATTAACAGTTTACAATCAATTCAAGGTAATATTAAGATTGATGCCGTAGGTGAACACTTTGCTAAAATCTTATCTTACTCAGAATCATGCAAAATATTCATTAAATCAGACTATCCGACTCCTTGTAACATTACTAATATAGACATCATTGGTAACTGGAGATCGTTAAATACAAGTATAGAATAAGGAGAATTTACAATGCCTTGTTATAGTTATTCAGCAAATCTACCTATTTTAGCCAGCAATGTAGAAGCAGTTTTTAATGCAGCTGGTGGTACTACATTCTCATACGATTCTTTATATTACATTTGTGAAATACCTATTTCTAATCAGATTTATGTATACACAAGACCATCAGTAAACGGAGTAGAAACACTACGGGTAGAAAATACTGAATACACAATCCAAGGTACTAACATTGTATTTAACTCCGCTCCATCTGGTCAGGTTGTTATTAGAAGAATAACTAATGACCAAAGAATGCTTACTGTATTTAGTGATGGTGCAAAACTATCGGCTACTGAACTTAACTCAGCCTTTCATCAGTTACTCTTTTTAACACAAGAAAAAGAACTAAGTGGATCTACATATAATAATGTATTTACCGACCTAAACAGTATTCCTGCATGGAGTAATGGGTCTGTTTATCAGATTGGTTCTGTAGTTACATTTAGCGGATCAGTTTATCGGTGTTTACAGTTAACAACAGCTGGAGAAAGTCCGACAAGTCACCCAGATAAATGGACACTTGTAACAGCATCTTCATTTAATTTTGTTAGTATTGGTGGCCCAAATCCAGTAATATTTGATTTTGAAAACCTTGATCCAAACTCTACCCTTAGTTGGGATGGAACTAAGTTTGTTGCCAGTAATGGCGTATCTACAGACTTAAATAGTTTAACTGATGTAACATTACCAAATCCACCAGCAAATAATGATATTCTTAAGTATGATTCTACAATATTTAGGTGGATAAATACTCAAGCTTCTTTTAATTTGTTTAGTACTCCAGTTGTCACACCAGGTAGAGTCTTTCAAGGGAATTTAAATACTTCTATAGCTTATTCAGCTGCAGGACCTGGTGTTGATGTAGGTTCAAAGTTAAACAACTTTAAAGACGATAATAATAACTGGGTAATACCAGATCCACCTACAGTATATAGCATAATTCAATCTCAAGTACCAACATCACAAAGCCAAAATCCACCAATAACAGATTTTACACTATATCTTCAAAGTATTGAAAATAGGTTTGATAATATTGCAGCAAATGTTGCAAACCCAATTAAAGTAAAATTATTGTGGAATCTAAATGAAAACAGACTACAAACAGTTAAGAGTAATGAAGTAACACCAATTTATTTAGATAATTCAGCAACAATGTTTTGGAATAAACCAGAAGAACTATACTCAACAGATGGTTATTACTCGGGTGCTGGTACACTATTACAATATTTTAATATTACCAATGCTACTGGAACTTATACTGTTTCGCCATATTTTACTAAAGTTGCTACGCCGGGAAGTGTTTTTACATCAAAAATAGAATGCTATGGTGTAAAACATTTTTATCTATCTGTACCAGAATGTGTTACCTCTTGCTTATCTAGTATTCCTGTTAGAGAAAACTCTGCATTTAGTACTTTAGGTTCTTTAGGTGGTGCATCCGCACTTGGATTATCAGGAAAATTAACAGTAAACTCTACACCAAGATTTATAGATGTAAACTCAAGTGTAACAGTAAAATACCATGATTTTTATTTAGCTGCATTAAGGGATTTTGCTTTTGCTGCAATGAATGATAGAATAGAAGTTGCATCAGGCGGAGAAGTAGTTAGTCCATTTCCACTACCAAATCAAGAATGGGAAAATGCAAATAATAATGTTGTCGTAAAAGAACGATTTGTAAGAAGAAGAAAAGCTTCTCTTATATCTGCTGAATATAATACATTTAAAGATGTATCGTTTAAAAGGCTTGAAAGCTCAGAAGCAGCAGTTAATGTTCTTTGGAAAATTCCAGAACAGATTATTTACTATAATAAAGCAGCCTTAGCTTTAGCATGGGATAAAAACACTACAACTTTTCCTGCTATTCAGGGAGATGGGCATGGTAATAATCCACAGCTAACACAACCACCAGGAACAAATAGTTATTTTTCAAAGAATGCTGGTGACTTAGACGCATTAAGAAAACATGTTAGATTTGAGGGTTGGTCAAGACCAAGAACAACAGATTATGGAACAACCAATTGGAAAACAAACAATGGAACTGTTTTTAAAGCAGATGGTGTATGGCAAAACTGGAATTTTCAATGGGTAGGCCAATACTATACTGACAATCCATTTTTCTTTGGACATGCAGATATAGATTGGATGTTATCTGATGTTGGTACAACATTATCAGGAAACGTAAGTGGTTTTAATATGAGATTATTTACCGCTGGAAATCCAACATATGTACCACCAATTGTATATTCTGGATTTGATGTTACTGGTGGGTTTTTAAATGGCTCTACAGATCCTGATTCACCACTTGCTGGTAATACACAAGGTGGCATTTGGTGGCCTTGGCCACATAGACCAAACGATATTAGAATTGGTGCTCTTACTGCACCACAACACGCTGACGGTTTAGTTGGTACACATCTTTTAAATATAGATGCTAATAAGCTGTTTTCAGAAGCAAGTAGATTTGTTCCAGATCCAGTAGATGAATATGTTTTTAGAGTTGTTTGTAAAGCAGGAAACACAACAAGCTCATTCTATCAAGCAGGAATAAACAAACTAAAAACAAGTATTATACTAGAACATGGATTTGCATCCAATAGTAGATTCTCATCTAGTAATATTCTTACAGATACAGCTGCTGGATTAGATAGTATTTTTCAAAATAATATAACTGAAGCTCAAAGTAATTATGTAAAAACAAGAGTTGACTATTCTAAGATTAAAGTATATGTAAAAAATGAATCTATCGAAAGAATAGGAACAGCCCCAAATCAAAAAGATAGACTTGTAGTTACAATTGGAGTTATAGTACCAAGAGTAAAATCAATTGGATATTCAAGAATATTTAGAAAAACAGCACCGAATCATTTTACTACATTACCTAGAGCAAGAGATTTAATAGGAACTGGTTCTGTTGCGGACTCGGAATTAGATTATGGTCCCTGGAATTGGGACTTAACTATGTATTCTTTTGATGAATTTACTTCTGCATCAGGCAATCAAACAGGATATGCAGAATTACCAATTAGTTCGCATAACACAGGAACAGCAAACGGATTAACTGATTGGTATAACTTTACTGGATATCCTTTGCAGTTTAAAGAAGTTTATATGGGTTCGCCATCAGGTCAAAACTCTGGTGTTGTAACAAAGATTCATCAACAATTTGATAAAATAGCTACAAAACCCGTATTTACAAAACATACTAAAACAACTAATACAGCTAATAGCAATAACTGGACTACCAATTCAGGTAGTTCTATTTCTGGTAGAAATGAATGTGCCGTAAAATTTGTTAATGTTGGATTACCAAGTGATCTTTGGATTAGGCTTAGCATACTTAGTACTGATGGTATGTTAAACTTAATACAAGATGGGGGATTGCCAGCTAACCAGGGAATAAACTCAACCGCAACTTCGGAAACCTAAGGAAATCTTATGCCACCAAAAGAAAAAGAAACATCTGCTATATTAGTTCAATGGTTCCAATTGGTTGTTTTAGCCGTTGGTGTTGGTGCTTTTTTTGTTGATATTGGCAAAAGATCACAAATGATAGATAAAACAAATCAAGACTTATCAGAACTAAAAACAATTGTTCAAGACTTGGTTAAAGCTCAAATCCAAGTTTCATCTAATGATGCTACCCACAAAGCAATACTAGATGATCTTAAAGCCAGGGTTGTTGAACTAGAAAGAAGAAAGTAATGTATAAGTATATATTACTACTATGTTTAGTTCTAGTTGGTTGTAAATCACCAACAGCACAAATCGCAAAAGATGCTAATCAAGTATCTACTTTGGCTCAATCTTCTAAGGAAAGGTTTATTAGAATTGATGAAGCCACAAAAACCGAGGTTATAGATGTTGCGTCGATTCAAGCAGAAGCATCTGCTGGAAGGAAAGAACAAGATACTATAGTTAATCTAACTAAGTCTACACTGGTTGCGTTAACCAAAGTAGAAGACAAGGTTCCTTGGTGGGCTAGTTTATTATCTTATATAATGATTACTCTTAGTATAATTGCTATTTGCTTTATACTTTGGTATACCGGACTAGGTACATTACTTAAGGGTATATTCTATTCTTTAGGTTTATTTATTCCTAAGGCTAAACTAGAGCAGGCTGAGTTAGCTAAGAAGACGCTAGACGAGTCTGATCCAGTTACCCCCCGGGAAATGGTTGCTGCATTACGGGCATCAGACCCCGCTTTTGATGCGGCTTACAGTAAGTTAAGTAAAAAGGAGAATTAATATGGAATCATTTTTAGGCAGTCTTTGGTTTGCTGGTATGTTATTTGTAGTTGGTTATGTTGCTGGTCATGTCTTCCCAATCACTAAGCTAGGCAAGAAGTGATATGAAGGAGCATTTAAATAAGTTACAGGAGTTATTGATTGCTCGTCTTATTGCCGACTTTGGTGATGAAGCTAAGTGTACTCCTGGTTTTTACACTGTAGTCCGTGGTATCCTTAGTGACCACAAGGACCAGGTTAACAAGATTCCAAGTGAGTCTATTGAAGCTGTTGAGCAAGCCATGAAAAATGCTGCTCCATTCAAGATGAAACAGGCCACTTATTAATAGGAGATTCGGATGCGGGTTCCCCAAGAAGTTGTAGATGATTTTAGAAACCACCTTTACTTTTGTTTTAAGCATCTCGGCCTTGGGGAACCTACCCGAATCCAGTATGAACTAGCTAGACAAATCCAAGAAGGTCCAGATGATCAGATTATAGCCGCAGGACGCGGTACTGGTAAATCAACCATTACAGCCTGCATGGCAAGTTGGGAGTGGTTAAGAAATCCTAACTGTACCTTCCTTGTATTGTCTAATACTCAGGGCAAAGCTATTGACTTTGTTTCCCAAGCTAGAAAGATTTTATCTGTTGTTCCGTACTGCCAACACCTTATTCCTGGTGAAGCAGATAAGGATAACGCACTTGGTTTTAACATATCTGTTAGGACTAAGTTTACACAAGATTTAAGTTGTGCAGCCCGTGGTATTACTGGGCAGATTACTGGTCTTCATGCAGACCGTATTATCCTAGATGACATTGAGATTGCTGGTAAGAATGAAACACCAATAGGTAAGGAAAACTTACTTAAAAAGCTTAATGAACTTGAGTCTATTAGAAACAAACCATCTAGGGTTATCTTTTTAGGTACACCCCATTATCAAGACTCTATTTATAATGTCCTTAAAGTTTCGTACCCCATGATTAAGTATCCGGCTGAGATGCCTAATGCTCTAACTCCCCATGAGACTGAGGACGTGGCTCCCTGGGTCCTAGAGCTTGATATAGAGCCAGGGGATGCAACCCAGCCCGAACGGTTCGACCGAGTAGAGCTAGCCGCCAGACAGGCTAAAATGGGGCCTAGCGCGTATGCTCTACAATATCGTCTTATAACCTCTTTAGCCGATGCCGATAGATACCCACTAAAGTTACGGGATCTTATTGTTATGGATATTAATCCTACAGTAGCCCCAGATTTAATAGTTTGGCAGGGTCAAAATGCATTATCAGGTATGCCAATGTTTGGTATAACTGGAGACATAATTCCAGAACCAATGCACATGTCTGATAACTTTATGCCATATCAACATACACATCTTTGTATTGACCCATCGGGTAGAGGAACAGACCAAACCGGGGTTGCCGTTGTTTCTGTACTAAATGGAATGATCTTTGTACATGAACTAATGGGTATTGATGGCGGATATGATGACATTACCCTGGGTAAAATTGCTAAACTTGTCAATGAATATGAAATAAAACTAGTTAGAACGGAGTCTAACTTTGGTGATGGTTTGTTTACCAAAGTATTAGTACCATTTCTAATGAATGAGTGTGGTAGGGTAGGTGTAGAAGAATACAAGGTAAAAGGACAAAAAGAAATCCGTATTATAGAAACTCTAGAGCCAGTTATGGCTATGCATAGATTGGTTATTGATCGTAAAGTTATTAAAGACCAAGAAAACCAAGTTCAGTTGACTAGAATCCATCGTGGACGTGGGGCACTAAAACATGACGATAGGATTGACGTATTGGCATCAGCTGTAGAATACTACAAAGAACACATGAAGTTAGATGTTTCTAAAACTTCAGAAGACAATCAAAAGAAAGCTTGGGAAAAGCGAGTAAAAAACTGGGCTGAAAACTTTAGGGCTGGTGATTATATCCCAAGCAGCGGTGCTTTAAAACTAATATCGACTAATCATAAACCACCTAAGAAAAATCAATGGGGTTGGAGATGATATCTATTGTAACTGGGGTAGGACCCAGAGTTGGTACTTCGTATATAATGAATGAAGCCCGTAAGGTTGGATTACCTATTATGGGTAAAAAACATTTAAAGGGTCTTACAATAAAAAAACACAATCTAAGTGGATATTGGGAATTAGATCCCTATGTAATACCCCAACTAGCCGCAACCAATGCATTTGATGGATACATTGTAAAGATGTGGTCCCAGGGTCTTAAACTACTAGATCCAAATAGCATTGGTGCTGCCATAATAATTGAAAGAAAAGATAAACAAGCGCAGTTAAACAGTATGTATAAAGTGTGGAAGGATGAAATTAAAACAAAAGTTGGTAGTTTATTTTCGGATTTATCTGTAGAAACTATCTATAACAATCATCTAGAAGCACTTAATAACTATAAATTTAACTCTGTGTTATATGTATATACTGAAGATTTAACTAGTAGAACTAAAGAAATTCTAAACTATTTAGAAAGAGGTCTGTAATGGCTATTTTAGCTGGTGTTTTAATTGCTGGTGCTATTGCTGGTGGTGTTGGTACAATGGCTCAAGGAAGAGCAAATCAAGCAGCTTCAGAACAAAGAAATCAAGAAGCATATCAACAGTGGTTGCAAAACTTAAGAGAAGTTGCAAACTTTAATGCTAGAGAACAGTTTATGTCAGCATATAACTTTGCACAACAAACAAAAAGAAATGCTGCTATATCTTCATCTGCATATAGAACAAGAACAGAAAAAGGACAAAACGCAGCAGAAATTAACACATTCCAAAATACACAGTTATCAAGGCAGGCTACACAAGCCGGTGCTTCTTTACTAAATGCAGTAACAAATAAAGGCATATCTGCAAATAGTGGTTTATATGCAGCTCTATCTTTGGCACAAAATATTGATGTAATTAATAACGCAACCCAGCTAAAGAAAAACTACCAAACAGAATTACAAAACCTTGATAGAGAATTTAGATCTACTATGTCTCAGCGAACAGAAAACATTTTCTTACCGAATCTAAGAATTGCTGGAGAGCGTCCAATATACGAAAACTCATCAGCTTATGCAACAGCTGGTTATATTGCTGGTGGTGCTCAGATTGCTGGTGGTATTGGTGGCGCAGCAATTGGTGGAGCTTTTAAGGAGAATTAAAAATGGCAGATATAAGAAATCTATTAAGAATTGATCAAGTAGCTCCAGCATCTGTTTCTGCTAATCCAGTAGAATTTACTAGTGCTGAGTTTTATGGTGGACAAACTGACGTTGCTAAGGCTCCAACTTATGTTGGTAGGGGTAATGAAGAGTTACAATACATGGCATTAGCCGAGATTGCTGGTGGTGTTCAGCAGGGTTTAAATAATTTCTCAAGCATTGCTCAGACCCTAGATAGACGAACAATTTCAAAAGTTGAATCCCAGTGGGAAGAAATTGATGCTAATGATACTCTGTCACCAGATGAAAAAATCTCTGAGTTTAATAAGATCCTAAATAAAACAGAAACACCATTCTCGGGCAACGAGTGGAAATCGCAGTTTACAAGAAGAGTAGTAAAATCTTGGGGTGCGGATTTCTCAAATGAAGTAGCTCAAAATAGTTTTAATAAGTGGGTAATGAGCAATAGTGATAAGTATGGTGATATCATGGGTCCACAACTTATCCAGGAAGCTATGGATGAGTTTATCAAAGAAAATCCAGCACTAGCTGGAGTTCCTTGGGTTGAGGGTATCTTTACACAAGCTCAAGCAACCTTTGTTGAAATGGAATCCCAGAGAGCTTTAAATCAAGCTGTGATAAGTCAGGCTGCTGATTATACCCTAACACCAGATAAACAAAAAGCACTTGTTGATGGGGAGATTGGGGCAGATAATCTAAAAGAAACAGACCCTATTTATGCTGAAACATTAAACATGGCTACTGGTGCTAAAAGCTTTGCTGAGTTTAAAGAAGCATTTGACAAAAAATGGGGTGAAGACCTAACCTTTATTGGTCTTAGAATTGAAGACGAAAAAGTACAAGGCGATTTTATTGTAAAGTCCACGGGTATTAGAGATGCCTCTGCAAAGGATATTTGGGATCTTTCTAGAAGAATGAAAACAGAAGATAGATTAAGAAGAGCATCTTCTGCTTATGATATAGCATCTTTAAATTTTAGAGCCAACCCAACACCAGAAAATCTAGAGTCTACAACAACCTCATTAAAACAAGTATTAGCTGATCAAAACGAAACACAACAGCTAAATACAATTACTAAGTATGCTACTGATATACTATATGGTTTAGAAACCGGTAGATTAAATGGTGACTTAAACTTTAGTCAACTACCACCAGCAGAAAAAATACGAATACTTGAAGAAGAACTAGATAAGGTTTTTAAGACTAGGAATGCTACTGATATACTAAATGATTTAGAAACAGGTAAATTAAGTCAACTACCAATAGAAGAACAAATACGAATACTTGAAGGAGGACTAAATAATGGTTTTAGGTCATTACCACTAAAAGGATCTTTAAAAGGATTAAAAACAAAAGATATAGTTAGTTTTGTTAGAGAAACAAAAGAAGGTCAAAGTATTTCTTCTAGTGTAATGGATGCATCAGTTAGAGTATCTGAATCTTTAAGAAGAAGTATTGAAATCAGTACCGTCATGGGTAATCAACCACCAAGTCTTGAAGACACAACTTCAAAATTTGTACAACAGTTTAGTGTACAAACTGGATTACCAATCTCAACAGTAGAGCAATTATTTGTTACTAAAGATAAAGATGGATTTGTAACACTTAGAACAGAAATGCCAGCTGATATTATTAGAAATCTAAGCCCCGAGGATAAAAAACTATTAGATAGCGTAGGACTTACTCCAGAAAATCTAATAAAAATACAGGATGATTTTGTTAAAACCTTATCTGAATCTGGTATTAAATCTTCTAGGGGAGCTACTGGAACAGGATCATCAAAACTTGGTGTAAATATACCAGGTGAAACAGCAGCAAAACAAGCAATAATTAAAGATCCAAGTATAGTTCAAAAAGCTTTAGATGTGTTTAATGATCCATTTGCCACACCAGAAGCAAGAAGAGAAGCCGGTATAATATATGATGTTGCTGCTAGATTTGAAACTACATTTGGATTAGCAGCTGAACAGGCATTACTACTTACAGCTCAAAGTAAGAGATTACTCTCAACCGAAGAAACAGATGCGTACAGTGCATTAAGTTCGGGTAGAGCAACAACAGAACAAATAAGGTTAATTGAGGCTAATCAAGTTTTAACTAAAGTTGATGATGCTTATAAAACACTTTATGGAAAATCAAAAGACGAATTAAAGTACTTTGATCTACTAGAACCAGTTGATGCTGCTTTAATCGACCAAACAAACTGGGTAGATAATGCAGGAATTATTACCCCGGATGGTAGAAGAATAGGTTTAAAACTTAGAATACAAGCAGAAACAATCGCAAGTGATTTAGGTTATGCTGGTAGAGATGAATATTTAGCTGATTACAAAAGAAGATTAGAAGCTTTATCGACTGAGAGTATTGATGATCTAACGCCAAGTAATTTCTTTGCCGTGCTAGAAATGACTAGAGGTTTTAAAAACTCAAAACAAACTATTGGTGTGTTTAATGATCAACCAGTAATGCAAAACTTTATGGAATTTGTGGCATCACAAGAAATACCACCAACTGCTAATATTAGTAAGTATAATACAATATATGCTACAGCTCTTGACGTATCTTTAGCTGCTGTTACTGGATCTGGCTCAGTAGATGTTAGATATTCAGTGGGAACTACTGCTGGAGAAAGAGTTAATACATATACAAGAGCACTACAAGCTGGTAACACAAGTCCACTCGGCTCTGATGAAGAATTTGGAACATATGTAACGATTGCAATGGCAAAGGAAATTGGAGTTCCGGCTGCTTCTATTGTTGGTTCACCAGAAGTAGTTGCTCAATCATCTTTAGAGCAAATACATGGTTTATTAAAACCACTATTACCAAATGGAATTCCATTACCCGGTGATACAGAAAATAAAACAGTTGTTACTACTGTATCAAGTACACAAGAAAAAAGTTTGGGTGGTGGGACTAGAATGGTATCAACAGAAACTCTATTACCTTGGAACAAACTAACGCCAGACCAAAAACTACAGTATTATTTTAATGAAGCATTAAAGGGAAATCCAGAAACTGTTAAATCTTTAATGAAACTTCCTATAATATTAAATGGAGTAATGGACAGAGCGGAATTAATAGGTACACCAGAAGAGAGATTTAGTGGTGTTAAAGAGTTATTTAGATCTGGTATTAAATATAGCGAGGTATCTGGAGCTAGTATTCCAAAGTTTTCACCTACATTTACATTTACTAATGGTAGGGTTAGTTCTAGTTTTATTACTGGAAATCCAGGATCAAATACTCAAATAAGCTACCAGACAAGATTACCAAATATTCCTAGATTACCTAGTGAATTACAACCAGAAACAATGCGCCAAAAAGCTGTAGAAGCAATGTCTGGTGACGCACAAATACCTAACTTTGATGACATAGAAAATAAATTCGACAGCTGGATAGGCACAGACTCACCAGTTGATAGACCAGATATAGCTGATGTGATTGAAGCAGATGCAGAATTACTAAGAGAAATTGTAGATAAAGACCCCAGTGAACGCAGGGGTATAGAAGTAGGATTAGATCCAACAGATCAGGTAATTGTTGGTTTAATGTCCTTACCCGCTACTGAAAGTAACATAAAGTATGTTTCAGATATGTTTGGACTAAACCTAACTACAAATCCTAACTTAAGACTTGATTCAACTTCGGTACTTGAGCATCTTTCATCTACGGGCCAGGGTGTAGAGCTTTTAAAAATACTAAAAGATGCTAACATCGGTGCTGGATCACAAAATAAAGTTAAGTTTGATGTAGCATTTGATACAAAAAAACCAGTACTACTAATTAAACGCGGTAATAATCTTGTTCCGTATGGGATACCTGGAGCATTTCCAAATGTAGATACTAATGCACCAGCCAATAATGAAATATCCAGAAATGTTAGATTTACTAGAACATTTAAGATAATAAGGGATTTACAGCAAGGAGTTAGATAATGGATCAATATAGTGTTGGACGATTTCGAGAACAAAACCCAATACAACCATTTCAACCAAGAGAACTAAGTGAAGTTGAAAAAGAAAGAATACTAAATTTAACAAAAGTATTTGCTATTGATACGGCAACTCAATCAGAGATTGAGCCATACTATAGAAATATGGTTAGTCAACTTAGAGTTGGTGGCTTAGGTATTATTGATACTCCAATTCCTCCATCATCTAGTCCATTTGCAGAAAAAAAAGAAAAACAACTACCACCAGAGTTTTTTACTAATCTAGCAATAAGTAGTGAAACTGCAAAAGCAACACCATCAGAACCAACTGCACCAAAAACAGATGAAGAAAAATTATCCTTTTTTCAAAGGTTTTCAAGAAAAACTGGTGGAAGATCTGACATTGAAGAACAAGCTCAGAAAGATTTTGGAGATGTCGGCGCTCTATCAATGGATAAATCTGGTAATTTTAGATTAGGTACTATGGGATTTTACGAAAGTTCTGCGGCTGGCTCTTATGCTGGTAGCAGGCTAGAACTTCTTACATCAAACCAAGGTGTTGTAGCATCGTCTAATAGATTATACAACTCAACCTCACTATTTGAAACAAGTCCAGCATGGAAACCTAAAGTAGAACAAATACCAGGATGGAATGCAAAAACAAATGAGCAGGGCGATGTTTACTATACTGATAGATCTGGTAATCCAGTTACCTTTGGTAGCCTTGGTTCTTCTTTAGTTGGTAATGATCCAGATGAACCGGTAGGACCAAACTCAATTATAGGCTATGAAAATGGTAATCCAGTATTAGCAAAAGATGCAATGCCTATTCTTGCTACAGTTACTAAACTTGGATTAGAGACATACCTAAGAAGAAATGAATTTGAAGAGTCTTTTTACAACTATAACTTAGACGCTAATAATAACTGGACTAGATATAAAAGAGCAGGAGACTATGGAGCAGCTGATCCATCAGTTCTTGGTTTTGTCGATCCGAATAACGTCCCAATCGTTGATTTTTTATTTAGTACAATCAGCGGTACTACAACAAATCCAGATGAAGTAGCTAGAGAATTATCTCCTAAAATTAATGCTAATCTTTTAGTTGATTTAATTATAGAAAGAGATCCAGAGTTGTATGTAGAAATGGTAAAAGCTGGTGCAGATCCAAATACTCTAAGATCAATGCAAACTGCTGGTGAGTTCCGTGGTTATGTAAATAGAGTATTTATTAATAACTCAATTTCTAGATCCCTTTCTACTATAGAAAAAACAGACGGTTGGTGGTGGGATAAGTTTTATAAAGGTTCTGATATGCTTCAGAGTACATTAATTTCTGGAGACTTTGTTGGACAACTAGGGATCACAGTAGCTTCTGGTGGTACTAATTTACTAGTAGCTGGTGGTTTGCGTGCTACTGCTATGGCTTCTGCTAGAACAGCAGCAACAGGAGCAACAAGAACAGCAGCACTAAGAACAGCTATTGGTGGTAGTACTAGAGTTGCATCTGAAGTAAGTAGGGCAACTAGTAATGTTGTGCGGTGGTTACCAGCCAATATTCCAACAACCCTACTAGAAAAAACACTAAGTAGATTACCTAGTGCTTCTAACTATATACAAAACTTAAAGTGGTATACAAGATTACCAGCACGCGGGGGTATATGGACTCTATCTCAAGGTGCTGAAGGTTTTGTAGAAGAAGGATTTACTGACATTGTTAATCAAAACTACGAAATAGCACTTGGCTTAAGAGAAAGCTTTGACTGGGAACAGTTATACCACTCTTCTGTTGAGGGTGCGTTAATGGAACCAGTGCTTGGTGGTATAATTGGTGGCGCATCTATTCCAGTACACCTTTCTGGTAGAGCCGTAAGTAAGGGCGTTGTCAACCGTGTTGCTAGTATATTCAATCTTAGCAAAAGCAGAATGCAAGAACTAAGTCTCTACATGGATACACTAAACGGAAAATATGAAAACCTAAGTCCAATTCAACAACAAATTAGACTAGAACAGGTTGTTCGTGGGATTGTTTTAGAAGACACCCTTGGTTCAGTAAGCGAAGGTAGACTAAGTAGAGCCGAAACAGCTATACCAGTTCTTTCTCAAATTGCTGGACAACTACGAAGTACGGAAGGTGCTATATCAACGGGAAACCTTATGGAAGCTGGTGTCTTAGTAAGTAAAGTTGCTGAAGGATTACAAACAAACTATAATGCAGATCCAACTTCATTAAAAGATTTAATGGAAGCCGGTATTGTAAGTAAAGATACTGGTAATGGCGTTAAGTTTACTGAGGATGGTGCTATTTCTTTATTAACCCTGGTTGGTGCTGGTATGCGCGCAGATACTAGAACAAACGCTCTGACCATAATGGCAAGAGAATCAACTAATAAAGCAATAAAAGAACATATCCTAAAAGTAAATAGTGAACTAGCTAAAAAACTAAAAGATGCGCAGCAATCTGGTAAGGCCGCAGATTTAGCTCAAGCTGAATCAGATTTAAACAAAGCCCTTAGTGATTTCCTAAATTCTACTGACGAAAACGATAAAAAGATTGTTGATTCTATTTCTGGTAATACAGATAAAAGGATGAAGTTAATAACTTCTTTACTTGAACAAACATTTGTAAGAGAAGGAATAGAAACAGTTCTTAATCAGGATACACAGGATTCTATTGAAACATCAAATGCACGTTTATCTTCCAGATTTGGTAACTTCTTTATGCAGTTACAAGATATCTTAGATGCACCAGCTAGAAAAAGAGAAGAAGCCAGACAAGCTAGGATTGCTGAAAGGATTGCTGAAAGACGTAGACAAGACTTAGATAGAATGGCGGCTAATGCACAAACGATGGCTGAAGAATCTGCAAGAGGTCTACAAACAGGAGAAGAAGAGCTAAAACAAGCTCAGCAAGGGCTTATAGACAGGAGTTTAGGGATAGACGGAAGTTTAGCATTAACTGTAGACCAACCAGCTACTCCAGCCCCTACAGTCGCTCCTGCGGCTACCGAAGCAGCTACTGCCCGTGAGATCGGTGGTTCTTCAACCGCAGCCGACTCTGCTCCAACTAACCCAGCGATTAACCAAGGCCCAGCAGAGCCACTACAAAGCGTTGTAGAACGAGCTGTACGATCTAACTCACTACGGACCTATCAGGATGCCCAACGGCTTGCAATGGCTAGTACTGGCGAGACAGACTTCAGTAAGCTAGCTCCAAAGGAGCAGGCACAGGTCTTGGTAAACACCCAGCGAGTACTATTCCTAGCTGAGCGAGAAGCTATTAAGCAAGGCCGTAATACGTTGTCTACAAGTACAAGTAATTATGTGACATACGCGACAGACCCTAAGTTGTACGACTGGAACGCGCAGTGGGTTTTGGCAAGTGTTGCAAAGCAACAAGGTGTTGATTTGTCAACGTTGACAAGAGAACAATACGTTCAGTTTGCTATTGATAATGGGTTGCGTATTACTGACAATCAATTGCGAATGGCTACAACGCTGCGAAATGCAACGTCTATGGCAGAATATCAAGCATTGCGAAAGTCCATGCGTTCGTCCGCAACTCCGCAACAACAACAGGCAGATACTGCATTTGACTTGTTTGCTCAACAAATCCAACGCGATGCCGCAACTAGCAAGCAAATTGCTAATGGCATTCGCATTCGTAGCGGAACCGCTAAAAGCAATACATGGTTGTATTTCAAAATAAATGGCGGCGCAAACACCAGTGGGGTTACCCATAAGGCATATGCCGGATTTGAAAATATATATAGTGCCTTGACTCCAGACAAAGTCAAGCAATTCATGGAATTGCTCCAGTCTCGCGGTTACAACGGAGACATCAAAACAGTTCAAAATTTGGACCAAGGAAGCCAACTTTCCGATCAAATTGTCATGCACGGAGCAACGGAAGCGGATGCACAGCTAGGACAACAATTGTCACGCGAGTTTTTCGGGAATGAATTGACGTTTTCTGAAATTGGCATGGATAGTGCCACACAATCATATAGCCAGATTTTGGAGAAGAAAATTGAGTCAGAGATCACCAAGCAACTGGCTATTAAGCAAAGCGGTGGAGCTATTGATCCTCAGCTTGCTAAGTACTTTGATAATATTCGTAAGCAACTAAAAGCAAACATTGCTGGGGTTAGAAAAAACCTTACTCCAGAGCAACGGAAGATATTTGAAACAGCTCTTAAGGCTGCGGCTACCGAGGCAGTTACCCCACCGACAGTAGCAGAGCCAGCTGTAACGCCTGTAATAGCCTCCACGGCCCCAGCAGAACCGGTTGTTACTGCTCCATCTACCCCAATTACATCTCCAGATCCAGTAACCGAAAGCCAAGTATATAGCAAAGAAGATGCAGCAGCCGCTGCTGAACTTGAGAACTTAGGTTATACTAAGGATGAGGTAGGTAGATTTAAACAACTATTAGAAGCTAATAACCTAAGCTTAACCTATGTCTTATCACTTATTGAAGATATAGATGATATAAACGACAAAAAAGAATTGTTAAACTCATTAACAAAACCATGCTAACGAAAGGATTATTTAATGCCACTTTGCGATTTACCCAGTTTACAGAGAAAGTTGATAGAGCTTATAGCCAAAGGTATGTCCGTATCCAAGGCAATGGAGTTTGTTAAGACAGAAGCAACAATTAAATCAGATTCTGAAACACTAGATAAACTGGGGTTCCTAACAAAAGTAGATAAGAATCCATTAACAGAAGATGAAAAGAAAGAGTTAGTAACAATATTCTATGAACTAACAGACATTATTGATGAATCTTTCTTGACATCTGATAATGTAAAAGGTAGTATTGGTAGGGTAATTAGAAATGCCTTAGGTGACGAAAAAGCAATTAAGTTCTTTGATCTACTTAAGAAGCGTGGTGTTGAGTTAGATGGTGAAAAAAGTTTTGCTACGGCTGCTATAAACCGAAGAAACCATATTGAATATTTAGAAAAACTTGTTAAGGTTCACGAAGCAGCTGGTGACGGAGATATAGTTGCTGATCTACAAGAAAAAATAATCATTGAAGAAGAGCGTTTAAAGAAAAGAGAAGAAAACGTAGAAAGCCTTTTAAACCAAAGTCAGGGTTTACTAGAAAAGGAATTTATCCTTGAAAACTTTATTTACATTGCACAATTAATTGAAGAGTCTGGTAAAACATCTACAGTAATTGATGCAGATTCTAAGGTTGAAGCAAAGCAACAACAAATAAAAGCAAAAGAATTAGATATCAGATTATTAGAGGGTAAGATTGCTGCACTAGAATCTAAGATTATCTTAACTAAAGACAAAGCAAAGAAAAAGTCCTTTAAGGATGAAAAAGATAAAGCAAAGAAGGATAGAAAAGAAGCTGTAAAACAACTCGGAAAACTAAACAGCGAACTTAAAAAAGCATTAACCAGTTTATCAATTGCCAGTCTAAAAGATATTACTGGTATTGATATGACCAAAAGAGTAGAAAGCCTAACCAAGTTTAAATTTAACCTTGAAAAAGAACTTAATAAAGTTCAAGCTAGGATGATGGAACTTGGGTTAACATCTTTAGTTAGGGATGTTAGAGATGTATCTATGACATCCCAGCAAATGATTATTAACCAAAGAAAGTTAATGACAATTGCTACTGAGGGTATGAATCTTAGATTGTCTTATCTAAATAATGAAATAGAAAGAAGCGGAGCTGTTGTTGTTTCTCAGGTTGAAGAAATGTTTGGTGAGTTTGCGGTTAAAACCGTAATTGGTAAGAGAGAAAAACTAGAAGACGGTAAAACTGAAGACTTGTCTCCAATGAATGAAGCAGAAGTTAAAGAAGCAAGTCAAATCTGGAGAAACCAGTTACTATCTAGTTATGATGGATCATTCTTTACAGAAGACCCAGCCTTACTAACAGAAGAAGCGTTAAATACCCTAAAGTCATTTGCTGTAGGCCGTGGAGTAGTTGATGCTTCTAGTCCAGAAGCAATCGATCCAACATTTGCCCCGTCTTTAACAGCCGACCAGGTTGCTGTACACCCAGATAATAATAGAGGTACTATTCCCGCAAAAAACCGGGTAAAGTCTCACAGAGAGGCTGCTAGAGTTATTGAGGGATCGGTTAGAAGACTTCGTAGTGTATTCGGCTTTAAGTACTTTAACGGAACAATAAATGAAAAGCTATTGAGACAGGTTTTAGGTGACCGTCTTATGGATATCCATCCAGAAGCATTTCAAAAAGCATACTTAAAAACAATGCAAAGAAGAGTAATATCTCAGGTTGGTATTGATGATAAATTAAGTATGGCTAGAAATCTAATAAAGCTTCATGGTGGCGATCCTGAAACAATGCCAGACTTTGCAGATGGGTTTGACAAGGATAACTCAAGGTTAATTACAATTGATATTGAAACCTTTGGTGATGTTAATGACCCGGATAGAAAAGTAGATGGTATCTATAGCATTCAGATTGCTACATATGATTCATCTAATCCAGCTGCACTTACTAGATCAAATGAAGTCTTAGTAAATAATGGTACTGATCTTGTAGATGTTAAAACAACAGAAGCAAAAGAAAGACAAGTACTAACTAATGATCAAGTTACTAGCGTATTAAAAAGAATCGAAGAACTACAGAATATGGGATATAAGCTAATTACACACAATGGTAATGGCTTTGATTTACCACAACTACGATTCTTTACTAGTGACTCAGATTTACTTGCTAGAGTATCTTTAAGAAGCTTTGATTTGCTTGCTAATATTACAAGCCAAGCTCCAGGCATTAATATGTTTGAAAAGTCTAGAGTTAGAGGTAAAAAACTTAAAGAACTTGCAAAAAATAACCTACCAACAAAAACACCAGTACTTAGTTACCCAGACCCAACAACAGGTAAACCCAGAATTCAATTTACCACAGGCTATCCTGTTAATCTTGTAACAGGTGAAGAAATTAAACTTGGTGAAGGCGGTATTACAGAACTGTGGAGAAGGGGACAAGAAACTGGAGACTTCTTTGAGTTTGATGCTTATGCAGAAAATGATACAGAAACAACACTAGCTTTATTCTTACATATGTCTGATCCTGGTATAAGCAGCCTAGCACTACAGGGTTCTGACTTAGATGAAGTAACTACAATTTCAATTACCCCACCAAAGAGTAATTTACTGCTAAATAACAGCATTGAGTTTACTGGGTTAATTCCACTTGATACACTAAGCGATATAACTAAAATAACACCAAAAGTAACTGATATTGTAGAACAAACCTATATGGTAAGTTCTTATGGTTATGATGCTAATGCTGTTTATGATATACTAATTAATTGGTATCTCAAGAGTTTATTAGGTGATCCAACAACTAACGAAGCTAAGATTAATGCGGTTATTAATGGACTTGAGGGAAGAGCCGCAGAAGAAACAAACTTTGATAGATCTCTTAGACGCATTGCCTTAGAAAACCAAAGAGCAATAAACCCACTACTAGATGAGTTATTTACCAAGTATGGATTTGTTTTATCACTAAATTACAACATTAACGATAGAAATGAAGCTGTTGTTAGTATAAATGACAATCTAGATGGCTCTATGCCGGTCGGAGAGTTTAAACAAGATGGCCTGTTCAGCAACTCTGTTAGAAGTGCAGAAAGATATGAAAACGCTGTACTTGATTCATTTATTAAGTTTATTTCTAAGTCAGAAGTTAAGAATAGATTTAATAAAGCAATGCTTGATAGAGTTAAAGCAGAGCCAAGAAAAGAAACAGAATCAGAGTCTCAATACTGGGAAAGAGTAATTCTTGATTACTTTAAACCATTTGTCCCAGGTCTAAGTGCATTACAAGACTTTGGTAATGGGTCTTTAGACTGGAAGCCAGCAGACGAGGTTGGTATTGCTTTTGCACAAGTAATGATGGATCAAAAACCAGACATTTCAGTAACAGACGTACTGCTACAGCGCGGAAATGAAGTTGAGTCTGTTATGCAAATGGATGACAGAACACTACTAGCTAGGGGTGGCAAGGGTAGAAGAAAGATATTTGGTATGCCAAGTAAAGATAAAGTCAACATGGCACAGCCACACTCTCTTGATAATGAAGAGTTAGCCTATGAGGGATGGAGACTCCAGCAAAGAGTAAATGCTATTCTTGATATGGACCTTAGTGATCCTGCTGTCCTAAGTTCAGTATACTCTTGGCTAGAGACTCCACTAACTCAAGAACCAAGAGATCCGATTAGTTTCTTTGCTAGACAACAGGTTCTAGACATAAGTCCTGATGTTACTGTTCGTAGTCCATTTGCTGCTATTCCAAACCTAGCAGAAAGAAGGTTGCTAGTAGAAGAACATTTATATGAGATTCCCAGATTACTTATGTCATTTAACCATGACTGTACTTACATGGGAATGAAAGCTCCACCAAGATTCTTTAAAGATACCCAACCAGTATTTTATATGCAAGACTTTATGAGTGCTGGTGGACCAACCGCTGCTGCACTTATGGGCGGTGCTATAGACCAGTTAGCACATATGATTAGTTATGGCTTAATGACACCAGATGGTGTTAAGGAGCTTGAAAATGTACTTGATCGTGGTATGGAAATCCTTAGAACCAATGGGGATGCTGCCTGGAATACATCAAATAAATCAGACTACAAGTATAACGGTAAGCATAACATCCTAGCAATGTTGATTGCCTTTAATGACGGCAATTTTAAAGTTATGGATGATCTGTTACAGGTTCTAAAAGCAACAGATGAAACAGGTGCTCCAGCTACATTTGCTGGTAAAAAGGTTGTTGTTGCTGGTAAAGATTTAGGTGACCCAAGATTTATGTTTATAGACATCTTACTTGGAACCAGTGATAAAAATAGCCCATACTTTGGTACAAATATGCTAAATGAGATGGCTACTAATCCATCTAAATTTAATATTACACCAGAGGATGCTGAGTTAGCTAAAGCATTAAGAGCTAAGATGGGCGATCCAAGCGATGAAAAGAATAGAGCGCAACTAAAAGAATTCCTAAAGGGTGCTGTAACACCGGCATTCTATCAAGCAGGCTATCCCGGTATTCTACAGGGTTTACAGGAAAAGGTAAAAGAAACAAATCTTGACCTAACTGAAGATGAAATTGAATTCTTAGCTCGTATGTCTGTAAGATCGCAGTTAATTGGAAGTTCTAGATTAATTGATGAAGTTATTGGGTTTAGTAGAGAAAATATCCAAGACTTACGAAATATATTACTAAGCAACGCACAAAGACTAAACTCAAGCACCTATAGCAGTACTTTGAATGGCTCCAAAGCTCTTGGTGAAGCGCGATCAAGAATGGAACGATTGGGTAGTATGCAAGAGTTTATTTCTGTTTCTGCAAAAGAAACAGCCAAGTCTGTAGCAAGAGTTCGTGGAATTGTAAATCCAAGTAATAGAAAACTTGAAGAAATTGAACAAGAAATTGAAGCAGAACTACTAACAAAGTGGAAAGCAAGACTTGATAAAGCCTCTAGTATTTGGGAAGGCAAAGCAATTGACAGCATGAGTCCAGAAGAATATGCCACATTTATCTATGAAATGAATGTTGCACTTGCTGGCGGCGAAGAAGCAGCACAAAATCATCTAATGATTTATGCTTTAAATAGACGAGCTACTACTCCATTTGTACTAGACGAAGATGTGGCAGACATTCATAGATTTGTAATGGGTGTACATATCGATAAAGAAGATTATACTAGATACTTGAATAAAGAAATCTACTTTAGATATGGAGTAGAAACAGCAAGCGGTAGAAACCACATGGTTAGTTGGTATGGCCTTGGTCCAGAAAGCTCAAAGTATGCTCAACCAAGGGTTATGGAGCCAGGTGGAGATTACAATCCTTATGGTATGTGGAAGATTGAAGAAAAACAGGCAGCAAGAGCAGACTTTGAACAAATCTTTGCTAGACAAATGCTATTAAACTTAGCCAAATTCTATAGACCTACTATTGTTACTGGATACAAACCAGAAATAAACGAAAATAGAACAAAATACTTCCTAGATCTACAAGCAAGATCCGCAAAAGAAATAGAAGCAGCAGAAGTATCAAGATATCTAGAAAAAGCACCAAAGATTCGTAAGTATACTGTTGGTGGAATTGAAATAACCGCAAAAGAAAGAAATGATAGAAATAAAAAAGCAGCAGGAACAGCATATGCTAGACTTAGATTTAGAACTCTTGCTTCTGATACAGTAAGTAGCAGAGAAGAGATTATTCTAGATCCTACTGTTGATGGATATGGTGCTTTAAGACCAGCATATGCAGATATTGACTTTACACAACGTGGTATTTATGCACTAGCAGCAGCACAACACGCAGCCAGAATTAAACAAAACCAAGCTTTGCAGCAACTAGCAGAAGTTGAGGGTGCCTTAAGTGCTGATCCAAACGGATTTGTTCCAGAGTCATTGAGAGGATATAAGTCACCTTATGAACCTCAAAATATGCCAATGATTCCACAAAGTTCTGATGATGTAATTGGAGCTATTGCTCTTGGCCAAAAGGAAAGAGTAGAGCAAAATGCTATTAGACTACAGAATGTCTTAACAGAGTTTGCTAAGTTACATGGATTAGATGAGTCATTAGAAGCAAAAGATTGGGGTAGAATCTTTGCAGTTATGCAACTAAGAAATAAAGCACTAAACCCAGCTATTGACACACTACAAAAAGCATCTCAGTCCAAAACATCAATTGATGAAGTTCTAGAAAAAGACGAACTAGTTAGAGAAGCTAGAATTAGATATATTGATGGGTTCTTAAGAACAGCTGGAATTAGCTCTGCTACTCTTAGTGGATTAAAGCGATTCTCTCCACTCGATCTAATGGCAACGTTAGAGGAAAGAACACTAAGTTTAGACACCATTAACGATATCAAAGCAACATTCGGTGAAGAACCTGGTTGGTTACAAGTACTAACATATCTAGGTACTAGGGGTAAGATCGAAAGATTAATGAGCATGGAGTTTGGAATTACCCTAGATCCTGGAGTAATTGTCCGTGGAAGACAGGGTAGAGCCGGAATCCCATCTACAACCCAGGTTCCTGTAGTTGCCTTTGGTAGAGAAGTAATGCACCTATACCAAGTAATAGGTGCATCCGAAACTGCTAAGCAAGTAGCAACTAAGATGATTGTCGGAACGCCATATGAAACAGATCCAAATGTAAAATATGATTCTAACGGGTTTGTTATTATTGAAAGTCTTGATCCAAGAACAGACTCGGCTTTATATAAGAAAATCTGGAATGCTACATTACTTGAAAAGCAAAGTATTGCAGAAGAATTGCTAAAGAATTTCTACTTTGCTGTCAACTCAGAAAATAGAGTAACACTAAGAGATAAAAACAATAAAGTATTTAGAGAAGACGAGCAACTAGAAAAGCTTACCGTACAGGGTCCAACAGATCCGTATGCCCAGATAACATCACAGGTTGATAACCCATCAACACTATGGCTTAATACCCCACAGGGTTTGATTCAGATGCTAAACAACCTAGAAAACTATAAGTTATTCTCAGAAATTGAACTTGCTATTCAAACAAACAAAGAAATCTATGGGTTTAAAACTGAGATTGACTCAGTAATTCAAGAAAAAGAAGCCCAGATGTTTGAAAAAATGCGCGATATGGAAGATGAATTATCTGAAAGTATTGCATTCTTGTATGAAACAGACCCAGGTACTGTAAAACCAGCTATGCTTAAAGATTACAGAAGGGTAAACATTGATGGAAAGTCCAAAGATGTTCTTGATTTAGGGTATTACTTGCGGTCTTCTGGAGATAATCCAGCTACAATTACAATAACAATACCAACTAGTGATACTTATATAGTAGCGGGTAGAGCCTTTAAAACAGTTAAACAGCAAAAGATTAACATCTCTGTTGCAGATGCTCCATTCTTAACTGTATTAACTGAAGTTCTTGTAAAAGCTCAACAACTTGGATTTGAAGATAAAGCATCTCAAATAGGTGATTTTATTGTATGGGCAAATAACAACAAAACACAGTTACCAAAGTCTGTAAAGTCTCCAAATGCTTTAATTAAGATTGCTGCCATGATGTATAAAGTAGCAGGAAACGATGCAGCAGAGCGATCTGTATATAGATACTTTAATGCAGAAGGTTTAAAGACCAGCCAAAAGCAACAAATTGATGATGTTGTATCTGCATTAATGTACGTCATGGATAACGAACCACATGATAATGCAAAAGAATACTATGTAACTAGAGCAGCAATGGAACGAGTTGTTGCTGAACCAAGAAACCTAACAAGCGATGCTGTGTTTGTTAGAGCTATGGCCACAGCAAGCGGTAAAGAACTAACACCAGCAGTTGTGTCTAATATCAGAGCGGCTGTTGAAGACTTTATCAGACCACAACTAGAACCAGAAATTGCTGACGAGATCTACTCTGATGCATCTTCTTCGGCTGTATATACTGATCCAGATGACTTTATAATGTCATTTAGCAACCCAGCACACCGAGAATCAGCAGAAAAGTTTGTAAACTATCTTGATGGTCTTGTTTCTGGTGGTGTAATATCAGCAAGAGCACGGGATATGAAGCTTATGCTTATTGGTAACCTGGCAAAGCATAACCCAGATATTGTAGAAGAACTAACAATAGAATCGTTTGCTGGCGAAGGTAAAGACGGTATTATGTTTGCTGCCAAAAGAAATGGTAGATATGTAATAGGTCAAAACATAACAGCAATGAAGGTTACAGCAGAAAATGAAATCCTATTTAGATTTGCAGAAGAATTAGTTCACATTGCTAGACTAAAGTATGTAAAAACAAACTCACCCGAGTGGCGTAAAGTTACTGGACTATTTGATACAACAAGATCAAAACCAGTAATTAGAGAAATGCTATTAGCCATGAATAATGGCAAACCATACGAAAACTTAGAACAAGAAGTAGAGTATGCACTTAGCAATACTGATGAGTTCTTTGCCCATATGGGTGCATTCTTCTTACTAAGAAATGTACTGGGATCGAAGGAAGCTATTACAAAACTAAGAGACAAGTATGCACCAGTTGGTAGGGCTTATAGACTTTGGGAAAATGCTTTCTATGCTATTAAGAAAATGGCTCAACGAGTCCTTATTACATTTAATAAACTAAATGATAACACAGAATACTCTAGCTTTATGAAAGAAGCTGAAGATGTTGTAATGGCTGTTATTGGAACAGGGATGTCTACTAGAGCTGATGTTGGTAATCCCGATGCTCAACTCAATGCATTTAAACGTGTTGTTGCTACAGAAAACAATAGACAGCTAACACCAACAGAAATGGCTGATCTTAATATCTTAATTTCAGAACTAAGAGTAGAAGAACAAAACTATAAGATAGAAAGCAGCAAGCCAATTCCAAATATGGCAACACTTGCAGCTATAGACTCAAAGATAAATGATCTTAAACAAAAGATTAGAGAAAAAGACATTAATACATTTATGAATATTAGTGTTGGGTTTGTTGCAAGAACTTTAGCTGATTTAGATGATTTCTCAACAACAAAGGGTTCAAGACTAACAGAACGAGATCTTCTTGATAATGGATTTAGAAGAGCATTCTTAGTTGGGCTTATTCAACGTGGTATTGATAGACGAGGAGAAAGAGCAGATGAAGGAACAGCTGCTGGTATTATTAGAAGTATACCCTTTGTTGGTTCCGAGTTAATGATCTCAACCATACTGCAAAACAACCTATTACAAGGGTTTATGAATGCAACTTCATTAACCTATAATAGCCCATTTGCACCATTAGCTATTCTAACAGAACTAATTGACCAGGCTTCTGTAACAACAAAGGGTTCTTTACAGTCTGATGTTAGTGGTATTCAAAACGATAAACTATTGATTGATCCTTATGTTTATAATGTAATGATCAAATCAGCAGACCTAAGTTCAGAATATCCCAATAACCTTAATATGCAACATGCTATTATTCAGGATGTAGTAAGGAATTTATTAGGTATTAGACCAATCCTAACCGGAGCAAAAGAACAGAAGCATGTTGAAAGCCTTACTGGTGCTTTTAGACTATTAACAGATAAAACCGTAGAGCTACAAACCCAAGTAGGCATGTTAGAAAAAACTAGTAAAAATGATGTGTTCCCGGTTAGACTAAGAGATACTTCATTATTACAGGATCGTAACCTAGCTAGAGATGCGTTTGATATAATTAAACAAGAACTGGTTAATAAGAATATAGCAATGTTAGATACTAATGGGAAGTATGCGACATTCTCTCCACTATTAGGATATACTTCTGGAATAATTCCACTAAATCCAGAAGAAATGCTAGTAGCAGATGAAGCATCTTTAAACAAGGTTGTGGCTGATATTATTTCCGGTAAGGATACTATTGCTAATGGTGGTAGAGAAGCAATTATAAATTGGGCTGTAAGAACAGCTGCAAAACAATCAATTGGTAGAACAGGTATTACAACAGTAGCAGATTATGCTTCTACACAATCTTTGGTTAGAATCCATAAAGATGTACAGGAAATAATTCATAAAATACTGTGGCAAACTAGAGATGGTGATGTTACCTTAGAAAAAACATTTGGTGGAATGACAACCCAAAATATGGACATGGTTGTACTAGCTTTTAAGAAAGCATTCCTAATTCCAACAGATGAAAAAACAGCCGAAAGATGGAATACTAAGTTCCAAAGAGATGACGTAAGGAAACACTTTAGTATTTCTGATAGAAACATGCCACATGGTTTAACTGGAGAAATGACTGGTATCTTGGGTCCATCTGATGTACTAACCATTGAGTTCCTAAATAGAGTTACAAAGTCTTCTGCGCTATTTAAACAGGATTCTGTATTCCTAACCAGCAGAGATGTATTCTTATCAACTAACCCAAACATGCTTAAGTTGTTTGAAACAAATCTATCAACATTGGCTAAGGGTACTGGTAAGATTGCATATGATGCTATTGAACGTAAAATGGTTCAGCAGCTATCAGGTATTCCAAATGCATACTTCAATATATCTCAGATCTTAGATATGTTTGAAGCTGAGAATGATCAAACAGTTAATTCCAATAGCAGAAACATTACCCTATTTGATCAACGTGGAGAAAGAAACCTAAAGATTGATAACAACGCTTTAATGCGTCAAGGTATCAATAGACTTAGACTTGCGCTACTAGAAACAAAGGGTAATCTAGTACGAGATACCACAGACATGGGCCAAAGCCTAGCAGATTGGAACAACCGAGCTAAAACACTTGTATTAATGCGGTTCGGTATGAATATCAACACAGCTACTTATATGGTAGAGGGTGTAATGAGTACAATGTCGCAAATGTTCCAAGAAAGCAACCCGTTTGTTGGTGTTATATCTTCCTTTAGATTCCTAAGAGATATGGCAGAAGATGGTATAGTTAATGCGGCAAATGCTATAGTAGATACTTCTGGTTTCCCAGGAAAAGTAACAGACGCAAGTGGAAGAACAAAAAGACAATTCTTCCCAATCAGACAAAGAAAGATTAGAAGACTTGCTCAAAATACTTTATCATTTGTTGAAGAAACTACTTCACCAATGCTACCAAGCAATCTCTTATCTATGGATCCATCTTCAGATCTAATTGAAAAATTAGGATTCTGGGATAGATGGAAACTAAATAGATCCCGTTCCAACTCCAGTGCAATGAAATCTGTAAGAGTTGCTATGGATGCTGCCGGTAATAGATTAATAGTTAAACTAGAAAGAATGGGACATCTTAATAGATTCCGAGATGCCTATAGAGCTGCCGCAACTAAACCAACCACAGTTGGTCAAATTAAAGAATTACTGCGGCAAAACAAGTTAGGTTTTATTGACCAAGAAGTTGCTGTATATATAATTCAATCTGGTTTACTGGAGGGCAAGAGACTAGAGGCATTGCGATATATCAGAACAGAAAAGAATACATTTAGAGGTGTTATTCTATTCCAAGATATGATGGATGTCGAACTAGAACTAAAAGACTCAACCTCACCAAGATCAACCGGACCACTACCAAGACCATTCTTAACTAGGAATGAATTACTAGCTGAACTAAGTCTAGCTAAAACAGCTATGGCTAAATTCCAAGAATTTAACACAACAAGAGGTATGGTTGTCCGTAAAGCACTAGATGCCCCACGAAGTGATAACTTAGCTACCGATCTACTAACATTCTATAAATCATATACTTCTTTGTTTGTTGCTCAGCAAATAATTAGAAGAGGTAGTACAGCTAGTTTTCCAAAAATGGGTATGATGCTTGCTACTGCAAGTTTACTAGACTTTACTTATAACCTTGTACTTGCTTTGGCTAGAGGCACATTAAGTTATGAAGATATCCTAGAAAAACTTAATAGAAGAGACAATATCAGCGAAATTGCTAGGTATGTTATGCGTAATCCAATATTTAGTAATAACATACTAGGGTTAATTGCTAATGCTAGTATAGCAGCAGCAACCGGTAGATCACAGGGTGGTATGCTTAGCTCTGTTGCTGAAGCTGGCTTAATGCAACAATTTAAAGATATATACAAAATGGTTGAAGCATTTGCATCACCACAAGAAACTTGGGATGCAAAAACCTGGGCCGCTTATAAAGCATTGGGGCCTTGGCTAATTGCCAACGGTTACTCACTACCAATTAGAGTAGCCGTAGCACAAGCATGGGGAACTAGCTCACCAACCTCAGGAGGCTCGTATAGAGGAGCCAAGGGAGACATATCCGCAATTATAGATTCAATGTCTACACCAGTAGAAGATACAACAAATGCACTAATTAGGGAAATGTTCCCAGAGTATCCAGCAGTATTGCGAGGAGAAACACAATATAATAATATTCCAAAAAGACATCTAGAAGAATACTTGAAGCGTAGTTCGGAAAGACTACAGCAACCACAATTGCCACAACCTAAGCAACCACAATTGCCACAACCACAGCAACCACAGTTGCCACAGCCACAACCACAGCAACCACAACCACAACAAACTTCCACATCCGTAGATTTACAAAAGGCTAACCAGCCAATACAGGCACCAGAAGCTTTACTGTAAATCGACTTAGGGGTCAAAAAAATTCGTCGGGGTGGATAGATTATCATCGTTGGTAATTTTCCCCCGTAGCCCTGGGTTTTTGGCTTGAATTTGGTACATTTGTACCAGAAAGCGAGTTTGATCGTGAAGCACTTCTTTGTTACCATTGAGTTGTGGGTTCGTTTGATTCTGTCCATTGTTTCGTCCGAAACCCAGCATTACCGCGAACGCAACCAGCGCGTGCGTTGGTTGCGCCTAGCAAGGGAGTGTTGGAGTGTTCGTTCACTGTTGTCCAGGATTGTTAGGGGAGATCCCACCTACATCAAAGGGTGGGTGTGGGGCGAGGAACCATTTCTAGATTTTGTCGAAATTAACGGAGAAGCAATTACGCTTCTCGACGTAGTTACATCAACATGGGTCATGCGGGACTGGTACTATGCCTATGTTACATGGGACAAGATGCGGATTCCCGCTCCATGGGTTAACAAGTTTTATGGTTTTGTCGAATCACCATATCCGGTGATTCCACATGATGAGTTGGTCTCGAAGCCGTGCGAGCACGAAGAATTTGTTAGATAGTCGCAGTACTACTCCAGGGTAAGGCTTAAGTGTCTTACCTTGGGATTCCCTGTTTAGGGTAACTGTAAGGGCCACAGTTCAAATGGCCTAGCCTTGATTGAAAGCGAGACTCAGATGGAAATCTTGTTCTACATCTGCTTTGCGGCTGTCCTCCTCATCCTGGGTGGCATGATTGCTATCTTCCTCACAACCTCGGAGGAAGAAAAAAAGGCAGCGGGATACAATCGGAACCCGCAGCCGTGGTTCATCGGGCACGTCTTTCAGCCCGGTGATCGGCTGTACTCAGTCCGGTTCATGAAGATTGATGGTGAATTTCGGCGGTTTGACGAGTTCATCGTTACTGAGGTTGTTGGGCAGTGTGTTGTTGGTTTTGAAATCCCAAGCGGGAGATCTCCACAGAAGCGGTCATTCAATGTTAACCGCCTGATCTCCTGCGTTCGCTGACTTTACCCCAAGGTAAGGCTTAAGTGTCTTACCTTGGGCTTCCCCTTTGGGGTAACTGCAAGTGGTCAACAGTTTAAATGACCACAAGTTTTCTTAGAGGTAACCATGACCAATAAGAAGATTGTCAGTGCAATGCTCAGCGCGCTGGTTCAGCGGGTAACATACCCGCTCACCATCCAGCGGTGCTGGGCCGTCGCCAAGGACGCATGCACGTTCCTTGGCAATGAGGCAGAGCTGGGAGCTGCCGCCAAGAAGGCCGTGGAGCAGCTGCTGCTGCGGCCTGAGTACGCCATCAGCCGTGAGCAAGTGGTCACGGATGACGGCCATCGTTCAGAGCGCATCTGGGTTGTGCCCAAGACTGCGCTCTTGACTCGGGCAGAACCTCCTGTTTGGGAGGAAATGCCCGGATTGTCTGCATCAGACGCAGACACCCTGAACTTCCTTCAGGGCGTACAGTACGCCTTCAGGCCGGAAGCACTCCGATTCCTGAAGGCGTTTGGTTCTTCCCGCCTGTACAGCATTGGGCAGAAGATGCCGGGTGCCGAAGGCGGAGGGCTGAAGTTTGCCACGGCTCTCAAGGCTGTGGCACAGGCCGAGAAGCAGGGGACCGATGTGTTTAGGTTCTACTGCTTCAAGCGTCGCCGCTTCTACTTCCCCGACACGCTTGCCCACATGGGCGGTGTGTTGGTTCGTAGCCTGATGGGCTACGCCAAGGCTTACAGCCTTGGTAAAGACAAGGCGGCAAACTTGGCAGCTTGCTGGGCGGTTGCCAAGGAGGATGGGGTTACTCCCCGTAACTACCGTGAACTGATCTTCCGCGTCCGCATGGCGATGACCCATGCGGAGTCGGAGAAGATTGGGTTTGTTCCTACCCAGGAACAGCCCTTCCACCCACGAGATGGGGCTATTGCCCATCTCCAGAGTGCGGCTGACTGGTTCGGCTGCAAGGTCACCAAGATCGTTGCCCGGTTTGAATTGGCCGTGGCAATGGCTGAGCTGGAAGACACGGGGGCAACGTCCTATGTGTTCCAGCAAGACTGCACCAGCGATGGCTATCAGCGCATTGCTGGGCTGTGCGGTGACTCAACCTTGGCTTGGTACACCAACCTTGGTGGCACCAAGAGGAAGAAGTCATTGTACAAGGAGGTTGCCAAGTCAGCACAGGCTGGCTATGGCGGAACCTTGTTGGAGTTCTTCCACCCTGAAGAGGCCAAGTACTTTGTCATGCGCCTTGGTTATGGCGCAGGAACGGGCGGCTTGGCCAAGGGCCTCATCCTCAAGGACGGAGATGACTGGGACCGCATCTCAGAGGGCAATAACTATTGCCCAAAGAAGGCCAAGGCATTGTTGGCCAAGGACCCAGAGGCATTCAACCCAGACTGGATTGATGTTTGGGTTGGCAGGCTGGACACGGCATGGGAGGATGCCTTGGAAGTTTCCAAGGCGTACCATGCGGCACTGTTGCGGATGTTCCCCAAGTTGAGGGAGTTTATCCGCTTGGTTCGTGATGCCTATAGCAAGGCACATGACAAGGGCCAGGTCTTCACTTGGCATCACCACAACGGTGCCAAGTCATTCGTGTTCCAGTACGACTGGGACAAGGATGAAAAGCCCAACCGCGTGGAGTTTGAGGTTGGGGACCGCAAGATCAAGGTTACGCTGATGAAGCGTAAGCTGATCAAGCAGGCCAGCGCAGCCCCGCCGCTGGTGATTCACTCGGAAGATGCTGCCCATGTGGCAGGCATCGCTCGGCTCATGGCAATCAAGGGGTTGCCATACTCACCAATCCATGACTCGCACGGCACTTCCTGTGCGGGTGTGCGCTTCGTCAAGATGGCGTGGAAGGTTCTGTACAAGAAGATGTACATGACCGAACCCCGCCTTGCAAACAACCTGGCTCAGTACCAGGTCCACCTCAACCACAAGATCTGGAAGGAGGGATGGAAGCCCATCAACGAGCATCGCTTCATGGCTTCCCGCAACTTCATGGGCTAAGCCAATAACCTGACTCATAGGTTCAATTAACTAATAATATTATCCCCTAGGGATAAGTGCCCCTAGAGCGGACTTTACGGAGCCACACGCTCCGTTCAGCGCAGGGCTTGCCTCTGGTTGCCCTCCCGTTGTGGCGACTCCGCTTCGCGTCGCGCCACTCTTGCGATTTTACATCAGTAAGATCACTCGCGCGAGTGGCTGCTGATGTTGGACCCAAAGGGAATGTTCACTATCATCAGTGGTTCCCAGAAAGGATTGGTGATGCCCATCAACATCACCTTTACGTCGAAGGCCATTGTGGCCCTCCCCCGTCCGCAGATTGTGGATTACACCCGGATGGGCGACAAGGAGCTGCTGAATCTGGTCATCCAGGTCCAGCGCGGTAAGGTCACCTCCGAATCGAAGATTCAGGGGATCTTGGCCGAGGCTGAAGCCCGTGGACTGATTGAAACCCAGTCCGAACCCCAGCTCTGACGCTGGAAACAGACGAAACAGGGGCATCCAGGCAATCTTGCTTGGGTGCCCCTGCTTTTATACCAAGCCCCTAGGCTTCCATTAGAGGTCATGCACTGGTCAACCCCCACATGGTAGGGGTCACCAGTTCCGTGGCTTCTAATGGCATTCTAGGTGCCAGCCCTGCCCGGGTAGTTGGATTAAGCCAACTAGGGCAACAAACTAGTGGTTGACTGTGGCTTAAAACACGGTTAAAATCCCAGCCAAGCCACGGCCCGGGGTAATGCCCATCAAGGCTGCAGAGATCTCTACTGGTGCGCTTCCGCCAGTATAACCAAGACCGAAGATATAGGTGGTACATTCCACCCGTGCTAGAACCAAGTCTAGCGTGGTATCCCACGGGGAAACCTGTGGGATATCTTTACTAAAGATGTCGTATTGGCATCTTTGAGGGTGGTTCCCTATTTTACGCTTTGCGTATAAGATAACCTTTAGTAGGCTGGCCAATGCCTCTACAGCCTTCTTCATAGAAAAGCATTCGATGCGTGTATTGAAAACACGCAGTTATGTGTTACCTATAAACACTTGATCATGTTTGTGGGAACTGTAAACACCCTCTTTAGATATATCCTGTCTATAGGGTATATCTGAATAACATATAGACTCATGTGCAAGGCTTACCGACTTGTACAACAGTTATAGGTAGTGGTATCCCACGGGGAAACCTGTGGGATATCTTTCTTCAAGAGGTAATGGTGTTGGACTCGCTGCTGTTGGCAGTAAATATAGGGAACACTATCCCCTAGCATGTAGCCGCAAGGCCAAGGATAGAGAGACAATACCCCAACAATACCTCAAGATTACTCGACTATGCGAGTATAAATAGAAGCCTAAGCATAGTGCGTCCCGTGTGGGTTGACGGATCTACATGGGGGACTCAATTCAAGCCGGAAGTCAGTTAGGGACATGAAACACCCCTAATATGTACCGTTTCATCGGTTATTGGATAACCAAGAGTAGATAGTCTAAGGTCTATATCTACTCTGGTAAGAGATGATATAAAGACCTACATGGGACAACCTAGGCTAACCCTTAGGTTGTCTTTTCCTTAGCCTTGGCACATTAGTTAGCCAAAAGCTATCAGGCATCCCCTGATAGAGATTGGGGTCGAACTAGGAATCCCCAATATGGCATTCTTCGCAGAGATGTGTGGAATGTCTTTTAAGAAGTTAACGTAATCCTAACCAGGGAGTTTCATTTCATGGAAGAAGAAGACTGGAAGCTAGTAGCTGAATGGGAAGACCTAATGTCTTCCTATGAATTAGAGGAATAATGTTTTACCTTGTATCGGGATTGGTAATTTGTCTAGGTTTATCAATCCTAGGAAACGTCCTAGATAATATTTACAATAGTTTTACAAATGCAAGAAACAAACGCAAACGCACCTAATATTCGTATTGATGTGTGGAAGGTTAATTCGGTAAACCCGGCATCGCCTGCACTCAATGGTTATGTCACAATCAACGGAGTTAAGTATCCCATCAGTATGTGGGATAACTCGGGGGCTGCTCACCCGAGGGCTCCTGCCTTCAAGGGTAAGCTTAGCCGACCCTCGCCTAAGACTGCTGAATTGCCACCGGCTCCTGAGCCTTTGGCAACCAGTCTACCCTTCTAACCTAGGGTTGCAAGGACTAATAATCCTTGCAACCTGTTTTTATCCCAATATCCTAGCATATAGCTAGGGCTTCAAACCTAGGTATTTATTATTACTATAGTATTAATATTACCTAGGTAAACCTAAGGATTATATGGCTACTAAATACAAGAGTGTTTATCAAGTGATTGAAGCTATGTGCAAAGAAGTTAATTGCACTGTTGTTTTGGTTGAACACGAGGGAGATTTCTCAGGTACATCCATGTACCTTGTGAAGAATCCTGATGGATTGTTTGGGATTGTTTGGTATCACTTTGGGAGCTGTGCCTATTGTGATGCTTTCCAATCATACGAAGAAGAAGAATACAACAAAGATGACCCAAGTATCTGGGGGCCATTCGAAGAGGGCTTTAGAATTGAACTAAAGACCCAGGAATGGAAGTCTAAGGAAGACTTCCGGGCTGAATATCATATGTTGTTCTCAACCAACGAAGAGTTCTTTAAGAACAAATGTGAGGAATATTTCAATGGGACTTGATAACTTTGCATGTACAAGAGATTCAGATGGTGGATTCACCGTCATGGATAATAGTCTATTTAACAATAATAAATTGTGTTCTGGGGTTTGCTCAATGAATAATAACACATTCAGGGGCAAAGTCTACAATGACTATGTAGAGTATGTCACAGGACAAACTCTATATGCTTCTGTTATTCCTGAAAAAGTTGTTAAGAAGATGGCTGATAAGCTTACCAAGTTTGTTGACCATTTTATAAAGCAAAACCCAGATCACCTTGCCTTTGAGGCAACTGAATCTATCTATGGTGTAGATCTCAGCGAAGCAGAAATGCTTGCTGATTGGTTCAATGCCGTTGCTAATAACAATGGCGTAATACTTGGATGGTGGTAAATGGAAGATATTTTCAAAGCATTTAATAATCTTATGATTTTAGTTGAAGAACGTAATGAAACTGTGGGTGACATGACCCATGTTTATGAGCAACTAGAAAAGATCTCAGAAGAAATTATGGAAGTGGATGCAAACTACAATGGTTAACAAAGAACTTATTGAACGTAAGCGGCAGAACCGCTTGGACAAGATTAATCATCTTATCGGTGACAACAAGGACAAGTTTATTGAGATGAGCGTCTGGCTTGACCAGAACGCTAAACTTACTACCAATGCTAAGATGCTAGCCGAAGTTGGTTTTGGCTTTACTGATGTTACGGAAACCAACTGGCGCGACTGGGTTGATGGTCTTGGAGAAATTGGTGTACGGGTTATTGATTACAAGGGTCTTACTGATTCAGAAATGACAGAAAGACTTAAGCAAGTAATCTCTGAACAGATTCCAGAGTGTTGGGGTGGTCCCGACATGCAGGAATATGTTTCGTTTGGTCAGTTTGAGAAAGAAGAATCAAATGTTTAATAACGACAAGCAATATAAGTTTAGTACAACTAACTCAGCACACCTAATCCTTAGGGGTCTTGAAGAAACTAATCAGGTTACTTTTGGCTTCACAAAGGAAGCTAGTACTGATAAGATTAGTTACAGGCCACGCAATGTTTACATTGCTTTTGGTCCTGTCTTTCAGGAAAATAGGCCAATTCTAGTCCTTACTCAAGATCAATTGAATAAGCTTAAGGAGTTTATCAACTACGTTTATGAACTTGATATGCTTCCTGATCCTTATTACAATGACCCAGAGTGAGATCAAAGATCGCCCATCGTTCGATACTCTAACTACCGATGAGTTAATCAAGGCTAGGGATTATTTCCTTAGTCTTATTAACTCTGGTAGAGATGTTCACCCCGCATATCAAATTGAAGTAGATTGTATTGACTATGAACTCAATCGCCGCAGCAACCCCAGATCCAGAGCCGGATCCGACTGAAGAATTTTACTATGACGAACCCAACGAAGTCGAATCAGACCCTTCCATCAAGTGGTATGAGTACCTCTTCGGAATTAATGGTAAGCAAGCTTCTTGATGCTGGAATTATCCTAGACTACACCTTTGATGGGTGGGTTTTAGACACCTCAAGCGAGTGGATCCCACTCGCAACATTTATTGAAAGGAATAAGATTGTCAATCTTCACAACTGCCGGTCGTAATGTAGATGGTATGAGCATGACCGAGGCCATTGCTCATGCTAACCTTGATTGGACTGTTACTACTCAGCCTGTACTTTATCAGCATGAAGCTGAGATCAAGGCTGATGGACAGTACTACTCCAACGTGCGCCAGGATACTGGTCGTGTGCTTGGTATTGTTGGTTCTGGGTACCGAGTTATCCAAAACTCTGAAGTCGCTGCTATGGCAGAGGCTATTAATGGTAAGAATGTTCGCATTGAAACCGTAGGTAATCTCTACCAAGGTGAGCGTATTTGGTTCCTCATGCGTGGCGACAGCTTTAATGTTGGTAACCGCGATGATGAAGTTCGTCCTTACACGCTACTTACCAATGCTCATAATGGTAAGCATACCCTGAGTGTTCTGCCTACGACCGTGCGTGTCATCTGTGAGAACACGCTTAACGCTGCCCTTCGTAGCAGTAAGATGTCGGTAACCATTAAGCACACTGGAAATATCCAGGCTCGTATTAACTCACTGATTGATGGTATTGAATTCTTCCGTGTTCGTACTGAGCAGTTTGCTAAGCAAGCTAACCTTATGGCACAACGGGAAGTTACTACTGACTTTGTTCAGACCTTCTGGACTAATGTTTACATCAGTCAGTTCGGTAACATCCATGAAAACCCAGTCAACGCTGACCAAGCTGATGACAACTCAAAGGCTGTTAGCACCATGATCAAGTGGTCTAATACCTTTGATTCAGAAAGTCGTAGTACCGGAGCAAGCCTCTGGACTGCGGCAAATGCTGTGACTAACTGGTTGGATCACGACCAGATTTATCGTGGCAACAACAAGACTGATAACAAGTTCGATGATATTCTGTTTGGGGATCGTGCTAAGGCAAAGATCCGCGTAATGGAATACGCACTACAACACGCTTGATTATCGCTTGATTAACCTTAGGGGCCACACAGGGAAACCTGTGTGGCCCTTTTTTATGATATCTGTACTAGACATAACTATTCGTAGGATCAATTACTCAGAGGACGGTAGTCCAATTTTACCATATGAAGAAGTAAGAAAGGCTATTCCTCTTGGAAGTTTACCTAAGAACATACAATGTAGTGGACTCCAGACTACACTGCAAGATTGCATCCAGCATTTACGGGGACAATCATTGCTCAGTTCAGATAGAAAATACAGTACTTCACTTTAGTGATCAATACAACTATCCAAGAGCTATATCAGCTAAAGCAGATAATAAATTAAATTCGCTTAGTAATATACTGTATGTTGGTACATCCAACAAACAAGCAGAAGATCTTATTGGTTTTATAAAAACACTAAAGTATATGTCAAAGAAAGATCATGCAATGCGTTATCTTTCCGGTATGTTTACTTTGTTTTATCTACCACATAAGAATGATTGTGTATATAATTCTAGTAGAATACTAAACTATCTATTCAATGATTTACCTGTATTCTGCGGAACACCTAAAAGATTTTACAATACTATTAAACAACATGGAATTAAACAAAACAACTAGAGTTGGTAACGGTGGGTTTATTACACTAGTAGATTATATGGGTTCAGATCTATCTGTTGTTAATGCTGCCCGTGTATCCTTTGGCAAGCGTTCCCAGTTAGTAGATGGTAAGCTTAGTTTACAAGATAAGAAACTAATTAAGTATCTTGCAGAGCACAAGCACTGGACTCCCTTTGCTCATACTAGTTTGACTTGGCACATCAAAGCACCAATTCCAATTCGTACTCAGTTCTTTAAGCACAAGGTTGGCTTTGTTGAAAATGAAATCAGCCGTCGATATGTTTCTTCTGAACCTGAGTTTATGCAACCAACTTGGCGATCAAAGCCTGATGGTTCTATTAAGCAGGGTAGTAACACAGATATTAATATTGATGTAGCTAACAATGCACATGAAGTCTACAGCCTTGCTTGTGAAAATGCAATTGTTGCATACAATTATTTGATTAAGTCTGGTATTTGTCCAGAACAGGCACGGTTTGTGCTACCTCAGGGTGTTTACACCGAGTGGTATTGGACTGGTAATTTATCTAGTTGTGCAAGGTTTTACCTACAGCGTACTGATCCTCATGCACAAAAGGAAATCCAAGAATATGCACAAGCTATGTATGATCTAATCCCAGATAGCATGAGTGTATCTTGGAAGCACCTAGTATGGGGCAACTCTATTGTCGGTTGAATAAATAAGTCCAGATAACCTGTCGATTTATTCCACATTTTTATACACACCTTGATAACCAAGTATATAGCTAAGGAAATAAACTCAATGAATATTGATGAAGATAATAATCCAAGAATGGATTGCCCAATGTGTGGACATGTAGATGGTGCGCCATACTATGCGGGTCAAATTTGTGGTCATTGTGACAGAGATCTTTACGATACTGAATGGGAACACCACGCCGCAAAAGAAGAAGGAGATAATGAAGAGTGACAACTGCTTGGTTACAACTATCTAAAGAACAAAGAGATAATAGATTAATAAATCAAAAGCTATTTGAAGAAGATCTACTAGATAATGGTATTGAAAAATACTGGAAGGAGTACAATCGTGCTGTTGATGAAGGAAAGCCTGAGCAACTTCTGCTTGAAAGTGCAGTCATACATCTTACTCCTTATTATCAGAAGTGGATTGATGAATGTTGTAGTAACCGTAAGTCGCCTGATTGGTTAGCACCTCTTCTATGTGTTGGTGCTGCTAAGATGGCAGACATTACAATCAGAAATGTTATGCGTTTATTCCTAACCAGGAATACAATTCAAAACTTTGACGATACTAGAGGTATTCCAAACAATGCTCCGGTTGCCCAACAAGTATCAAAGTTAATCTCTGATGATGTAATCTCAATTATTGCTTATCAACAAGCAAAGAAAAAGTTCTCAGAAGATTGGCGTAGGCAGTCTAAGTTTATTAAGAACTGGACTGTAAAACGTTGCAAAGCATTTACAACTAAAGTTGGTAAGCTTCCTAAGTTAAACTCAAAAGAGAAGGAAGACTTTGGTCATAACATGCTTCGCATTGCACTCTCTAGTGATATCCTTGTTTCACGGGTACACTGGAATGGTAAGAACAAGAAATCATTGTTGGTTTGTTTTGCCCCTTGGATTTTAAAAGAACTAAGCAAGCGTCACGAAATGCTTGAGACTGCCTGCCTAGTTTACAGACCGATGATCTGTCCTCCTGTAAAGCACACTACCGAAGAAGATGGTGGCTTCTTGTCACCTTGGGTTCGGAAGAAGATGATTAAAAGATATCATCCAGTAGGTGCAGATCCCAAGGATTGGGACTCAAGACCAAGTGAACTTGTTCTCCGTGGGCTTAATGCCCTTAGTGAAACTGAATGGTCAGTAAACAAACAAGTCTATTCTGTTATGAAAACTATGTTTGAAAATGATCATAAGCTTGCAAATCTACCAGCATTTACATTCAAGGATTATGCTTTTACTAGGCCGTATCCTACAGATGGTTCAAAAGAAGAACAAGCTAAATGGATGCAAGAATCCAATGAAGCTTGGGGAGAATGGTACAAAGAAGAACAAGCCCGCAGTCGAATGATTGTACGGCTACAGCTAGCAAAGAAAATGCTAGACTGGGACTTCTTCTATATGCCATATACCCTGGACTTCAGAGGTCGTGCATACTCTGTGTGTGAGTTACTATCTCCACAAGGAGTAGACTTTGATCGTGGTCTTGTACAGTTTGCAATGCCAAAGAAACAAACTGAACGTGGTTTGTTCTGGCTTAAGGTTCACCTAGCAAACCTATTTGACCAAGACAAAAAGCCATTTGAAGATAGAGTTAACTGGGTAGACGACAACATTGATATGCTACTGCGCATTGCAGAAGATCCATACTCAAATAAAGAATGGATTGATCCACTAAAGAAAAAGAACAAGTCATTCCAACGCCTTGCAGCAATCTTTGAAATTGCCCGGAAGGATGGCATGACTCAGCTTCCTATTCAAATGGATGGTGCTAACAATGGTGGTCAACATTGGTCAGCTATTATGAGAAACAAGAAGCTAGCAAAGCTTACAAATCTCCTGCCAAATAAAAAACCAGAAGATCTATACCAGTATGTTGCAGACTCTAGTACTCAGTATATGCTAGAGCATCCTGAAAATAATTGGTATCAAGTATTTCTTTTAAACTGGAATAATAAATTACCACGGGCTGTAACAAAACGACCTACAATGTGCGATGCATATGGTCTTACATTCTATGGAATGCAGAAGTATGTAAAGCAAGAGGGTCATGTGGATTGGGTTCCAAAAGAATCCAGAGGAGGTGCTGTAGTAGAACTTAGCCGTGCTATCCAGGCTGGTCTAGGTGAAACTATGGAATCACCAAATAAAGGTAAAGAGTGGTTGCGTTCAGTTGCTGAAGTTCTAAATGGAATGAACAAACCATTGGTATGGACAACCCCTAGTGGGTTTGAAGTACACCATGTATACAACGAAGTACTAGAAAGAGTTTCTTATGCCGAACTATTTAACAGGCAGCAGTTGGTATTCTCGACTGTTACGGAAGATCTCGACGGTAAAGCACAGTATCTCGCTGTTTCTCCAAACTTTATCCATGCGATAGATGCAGCACATATGTTTATGTCTATCAGTAGGATGATGAATGTAGGTATTAATACATTTTCTATGATCCATGATTCATATGGAACACATGCTACAGACATTGATGTAATGCATAAGATTCTAAGAGAAGAGTTTGTAAAGATTCATAAGGAGAATCAACTTGAAAAACTCAAGAAAGAAACCGAAGAGAGATACCAAATCTTCCTTCCAGACTGCCCAGAACCAGATGGAGAATTCGATGTCTCAGAAGTACTCGGATCTGAATACTTCTTTGCCTAAGAATGTAACCTATCCACAAGAAGTTTGTCAACTGGTTATGATCTTCTGGATTGATGCTGTAACTATGGGTGGTGAGGAGTGGCTAGATAAGAGCAAAGCTCAATCATTTAGCAAGTCTCCATTACCAATTATGGTTACTGTTGGTTTTGTATTGCATGAAGATGAAGATCATTTTGCAGTAACAAATACTATTGGTCCTGATGAAACAGCTCAGGTAAATAAAATCCCAAAGAGAATGATCGTAGAGATTACGGATTTGAAAGATGGCAGAACAGAAGAACATAAGACGTAAAGATACTAAAGACTTTAATTATGACAAATACAAAGCCAAACAAGAAAAGAAGCGTCGCGAACAAGCCCGTCGAGCTGCGAGACAGAGGAAGCATTACACTGAATAAGTGGCAAGAAATGCACCTAAGAGGAGAGATTGATGTATACGCTCCTATTCCCCAAGAAGATGGGGGCGAGCCTCTTCCTCCTCTAGCGGTTCAATGGAAGGAAGATGCTAAAAGGAGATATGGAAATGCGAACACTAGTAATAGGTGACTTACACTGCCCAGCAGTGCATCCTAATTATCTTGAATTCTGTAAAGCAATGCAGAAAAAGTACAAGACTAATAACACTGTATTCATTGGAGATATAATTGACCACGAAGCAATCTCAATGCATGACAAGAACCCGGATCTACCGGGTCCTCTTGAAGAATACAAAGATGCACTAAGGGAAGTGTACTGGTGGTACAAAGCATTTCCAAATGCTACTGTTTGTATTGGTAATCACGATGCAAGAGTTCATCGTAAATCAAACAAGCATGGCATACCTAGTATGTACCTCAAGTCTTTTTCTGATATCTATAACACACCCAAGTGGAACTGGGTTATGGAAACAGACGTAGACGGTGTACTGTACACACATGGTGATGGATGGGGCGGAATGTATCCATCATTCAATGCTGCTAAGGCCAGGCTACAGTCTGTAGTTTGCGGCCATCACCACAGTATTGCCAGTATAAACTGGATTAAAGGCCCTAATACCATGTATTTTGGTATGAATGTTGGCGCGGGAATTGATCAATCAAATCCTGTATTCCAATATTCTAAAGCACATCTGAAGAAAGCCATCGTCAGTTGTGGTATTGTAATAGATGGCAATCAACCATATTTGGAGATATTCTAATGAGCGAAATAACAGAAGAAATCAAGCAGGAAGAATCAACTGTAGCTATTCCTGCTGGTGCTGTAGCTGCTTATCTATCTGAAGTTTACCGTCAGCTAGATAGCATTATGTTTAACCTACGCACCAACATCAACAACATTACTCCCAAGACTGAAGGAGAAAACACAAATGGCAACACCAGCCAAGAATAAGTATGCTAAGCCCTTTGTCACTGGGCATGTGACCGTTAAATGGTCACACCTAATGACACCAGATGATAAGTTCGGAAACCCAAACCATTCCGTAACTGTGGAGCTAACTCCTGAGTTGCAGAAGCAACTTCAAGCATCTGTCAAGGAACTAGGTGGTAAGAAGATCAACGGCCTCAAGGATTCCGAAGGTGTTAAGACCATTAAGTTCAAGAACGTACTCAAGGCCAAGGAGGGTATCAAGACTTTCCCATGCGTTGGCCCTGACAACAAGCCATCAGAAATGATTCCGTTTGGTACGGATGTAGTCCGAGTCAAGGTAACTCCTGCTCTGATTGCCCGTGACAATTCGGTTTCATTCTACATGGAATCAATCCAGCTAATTGAACGTAACTATGTCTCTGGTTCTTCAGAATTTACTGCGGTAAAGGAAGAAGTATCCAGTGACATTCCGTTCTAAGGATTAACTCATGATGGAGTATAAGTTTCCTGTAAACCCAGTAGCTGCCAGCCGACCTAGAGTTGGCAAGTTTGGCGCGTATTTTACAGGGCCTTATAAAAAGTTCCGGCATCTAGCGGCTCAGGTTATAAACCAAGTCCTAGGCCGGAACTTTACTCCACTGAGCGGTAAGTTAGCTGTAGATATTAGATGCTATATTACAAGACCTAAGACAACGAAACTAGAATACCCAAGGGCTGATGTAGACAACTACTCCAAAGCTATTCTAGATTCATTGAACGGGAAGTTGTGGGAAGATGATTCTCAAATCTGGGCTTTGTTTATTTCAAAAGAATGGGCACCCAAAGATACAGAAGGTTACTTTACTGTAGCCGTAGAAACTATCAAAGATGGACATCGCAAAGTATCGTGATATCGCTTACGAAGAATACCAGAAATCAAGTCAACTAAGAAACTACAACCATGTATCAATTGTGGTTGCAGATAATCGTATCGTTGGTATTGGAACTAACAAGAGAAAGACCCATCCTCTTGCCATGAAGTATGGCTATAGGAACTGTGAACTCCACAGTGAACTCGATGCACTCTTAAAGGTTCCTAAGAATCAACGATTAGATCTTGTGTTGATTAATTTTAGGTTTGGTCCAAAGGGAGATATGAAGTTATCCAAACCATGTGCTAAGTGTTTGCCCTGGTGTATTAATACATTCGATGAGATCTATTATTCAATTCCCAACGGACTAGTTCAGTTGGATTATTAGGCCATGTTAAACTTTATAAAAAGACTATTAAAAGTCAAACAAAAACAACATAAAATTGTAAGACAAACAATGTTTTACAATAGGGTTAGGATTTACAAATGATTACTGAAATTTGTTTTATTGTTATATTTTTATTTGCTGTTTGTACTACTGTTTATCTATACCAGGTTACCAAGCGTATCCGGCAGATTAACAACGAACTACAAGTAGATAGAGACATATCAAATAATGATTTTGATGCTTTGTTTACCAAGCAATTTGAATTGCAGCAAAGTGTTGATAATCATACTCGTTTAATTGATGATGCTTGTGTTGAGCTTTCTAGACTAAAGAATAATCGCAAGCGTTAACCGTGGGGGAGCAATCCCCTACCACAGAAGGGTGGCTGAAATAGTTAGAGCGCATGCCTTATAAGCGTGAATATGTGGGTGCAACTCCCGCCCCTTCTATTAGGCCAGGTGTTAACTTGGCCTGTTTTTATCTCAAAAGGAATCTTATTATGCCTAATTGGTGCTCGAACGAAATTACTATTAGCGGAACTTTAGAAGAACTAAAGCGTTTCCTAACTAACTGTGGCTACTTTGATGGCCATCAGTTTAGCTTTCAGCGGCTCAAGCCTATGCCTGAAGAGCTAAAGAATATTAATCATTGCTATGTAGATGGCGGCGAAAGATATGAACGTAAAATTGGAGAAGGTGAAACACAGATTCTAACTGAACAAGAAGTAAAGGATCTAAAGTCAAAGTATGGTGCTGCACACTGGTATGATTGGAACATCAATAACTGGGGGACCAAATGGGATGTTGGTGATGATGCCAATTGGTCTTGTACATCTGATGAATTCCTAAAGTGTACACTAGATGATGAGTATACTGATATCTATGTTTCATTTGACACTGCTTGGAGTCCACCAGAAGAACTGTACAAGACTCTAACCAGTGAATACAAGTTGGACTTTGATTGGTTTTATAAGGAGCCTGGTATGCGATTTGCAGGATGGATGGGTAGTAATGGCTGATCTAGAAGATGATGTTGATCCTAATGCTTATGACAAGGATGGCTATGTAACAATCGTTGTACTTAACGATGGCCAGACTTACACAGATGTTCATAGTTGTGAACTTCTAGTTGTAAAAAACAAAGAGTATTATGATATCTGTAAAAGCGGAGGCGATGCCTCTGATTTCAATCCCGTAGTAAGAATTATTTTAAGTAATATAATTAAACCATGAAAAATCCACCTACCAATATCGGTATTGATCCACAAGATCCAGACCGATGTATTATCCATGTTCCAGTAGATATTGAGCTTCTAAAGAAGCAAAGAAAAACTCTTATTTCTTTGTCTTCTGAATTACTCATGCCTGAGGATCGTAAGGAAATGCAAGGTTTGGTTGGACTAGTAGATCACCTTATCTTTGGGGTGTTCTATATTGTAGCCGAGTACCCTACGGCTAATCGTACACAATACTAAACCAAAAGGAGAATCAAAATGCCATTAGATGATAACTGCACAATCACCATGCCTTCCAAGACCCCCATGCTCTGTCAGACCAAGGGGGATGGGTACTGGAGCAGCACCAACCGCACTGTTGCCACATCCAAGATTGAAATGGAAGTTGGAGAAATCGATGCGTGTCTGTATCGGTGTACTGTCTTTCTGCCTGTTCATATGAAAGTGTACTTCCCCAAGAAGTCGTGGAACACGGACAAGCACGGCCTGATCTATACGGACAGCCTGTGGATCAAGGATTTTAGAAAGCAGTTTGCAAAGCAGTTCCCATCCTTAGCTTGGGTGGTGAACAAGATCGATTACACCGAGCAGGGAATGCAGCGTGACAACTATGTAAGCCTTGAGTTTACTTTGGATTCATTGCCTGCGATGCGGAAGTTCTCCAATGGAGTTGATAGCATCAAGAACAAGAAGATCAAGTGGAAGTACAATGAAAACTGAACAAAAGAAAATCGTTTCCATCATATAAAATATTAAACCCCGAGAACAGTAGCCCAATGTAGAGGCAAGCTGAACAATGCCCAAGAGTGTGGGTTCAAGTCCCACCTGTTCTCATACATCTCCATAGCTCAACTGGATAGAGCAACAGCCTTCTAAGCTGTAGGTTGCTGGTTCAAGTCCAGCTGGGGATGCTCAACTAGAAAGGAATTAATTATGTCTGATGATCCAGCAAGTATTGAAGCGTGGCAACAGCAAATGCGAGATGATATTGTAGCCCGACTACGCGCGGTGTTTCACAATGATCGTAGCGTGGAACTGATGAACCGAGAAGCCGCCGACGAGATCGAACGGTTGCGTAGGAAACTGGTTGTAGAAGAAAATGCCTACGACATACTGCGCTTAGAGAACGAACGCCTTAGCAAAGAGCGCGACGAGGCGAGGCGTAGTTATTGCTACGCAACAGGTAACGGAGAGGAGCAGAGGGCTATCAATATCGCACAGAGCAAGGGCTGGCAATGCTTCAAGGAAGGAGAACACTAATGGATGAAGTAACTTTTCTTCAAACTTCTGTAGTTATTTTGCTTTTAGCAAATGTTGCTGTTATTAGTTATATTTATGTTACATACAAACAGATAAAGCGTTTAAAGAAATAATATACATGGCTTCGTGGCGGAACAGGCAGACGCAGCAGACTTAAAATCTGCCGCCCTAAACGGCGTGGGGGTTCAATTCCCCCCGGAGTCATACGCCCTTATAGCTCAGATGGTAGAGCAGTTGACTTTTAATCAATAGGTCGTAGGTTCGATCCCTACTGGGGGCATTTATAGATATTTATGGAGGTCTTTATGGATACAGAATCTAAGGTAGTTAATCGTAAGCGTTGCCCAGCATGTGCAGCAAAAGGCGGAGACACATCTGGTAACAACCTAGCAGTATATGATGATGGCCATAGCTATTGCTATGCCTGTAAGTTTTATGTTAAAGGAACAAAGACAAGTATGACAACAGAAGTTATTGAGACACCGGTTTATAGTAATGAAACATTCCGATCAGGAGAAGCTGTGCCCCTACCGCATCGGCGTATCTCAGAGAAAACTACAAAGCAGTATGGCTATCTGACTGGTATCAACGGCAGCGAGATTGAAACATTCTACAATGCACAAGGTCAGGTGCAGGCTCAGCACATCCGGTATGATGGCAAGAAGTTTGCTTGGCTTGGTGACACCAGCAATCTAACATTCTATGGTCAGCATCTATTCTCTACTGGTGGCAAACGTATTACCATTACAGAAGGTGCAATTGATTGCTTAACTATGGCACAGGTGTTTGATAACAAGTATCCTGTAGTCTCAGTACCTAATGGTGTTAACTCTGCGGTCAAGGCTGTCAAAGATAACTATGAGTTTATTGTTTCATTTGAAACAATTGTACTCTGCTTTGATATGGATGAACCTGGCCAGAAAGCTGCGCGTGAGGTTGCAGAGATCCTTCCACCCGGTAAGGTAAAGATCATGGCCTTGCCTCGTAAGGATCCAAATGAGATGATGGTTAATGCTGAAACTGCTCAGTTGCTACAAGCATACTGGAATGCACAAGCGTATTCACCAGACTCAATCCTTCATGTTAGTCAGGTAGTATCTGAATCAACCAAGCGTAACAATGATGTCTATGAATATCCTTGGGATTCTCTAACTACATTTATGATTGGCCAAGACTCTGGTAGACTAAACCTATGGACATCAGCAACTGGCCATGGTAAGTCAACAATTATTCGTGAGCTTATTATGGATCACCTAAACCACAACAGAAATGTTGGTGCTGTGTTCCTTGAAGAATCTCCAGAGCAAACTGTAGATGATCTAATCTCATCTAAGATTGGTAAGCCTGTACGCAAGATCATGTCTCAGCGTCAGCTTAATGAACTAAGAAAGAAGAACAACAAGGCTACCGTTGATATGGTAGAGGACAACTTAACAGATGAAGAATACAAAATTGCTAAGACTGAAATCTCTGGGAAATCTCTTTATCTCTATGACCATATTGGTAATTCTAATATTACTAACATCATTAATCGCCTTGAGTACATGGCTGTTGGTCTTGATTGTCGTATTATTATCCTTGATCATATTACCCTTCTGGGCAATATGCTCCTATCTGCTGGGACTGATTACGGCAATGACGAAAGACTTGTTCTAGATTCAGTAATGAAGAAGCTACGAGAACTGGTTGAGCGTACTGGTGTTACTATCCATGTCATTGCTCATATCAAGAAGACAGATAAGAATGTAGACGAGGGTGATCGTATCAATCTCAATGACCTTCGTGGCTCTGGTTCTCTTGCCCAGATCTCTGACAATGTATTTGCACTAGAGCGTAATGCTCAGCATCCTGATCCCCTTATCTCTAATACAACTAACATTCGTGTACTAAAGAACCGTAAGGGTGGCCGTCGTGGTATCTCTACCGCTTTGTATTACAACGACCAAACAGCCAAGCTTATGGATGTACCGTTCATTGTAACACCGGAAGGAGAAGTAATTTATCGCCATGAAAATATTAGCATTTGACGTCGAAGCAGATGGACTCAATGAAGTAATTGCTGGTAAGAAGAAAACTTATATCAAGGAAGGCAGCAAAATCTGGTGCCTATCAATTGTTGATATTCTATCAGGAGATTCATTCCTGTTTGAACAAGACAACCTTGAAGTTGGTATTGAACTACTAAAACAAGCAGATACAATTGTTGGTCATAATATTTATGGGTTTGATATCCCATTGATTGAAAGATTGTATGGTCCACTAAACAAGGAACCATTTACTGGTGTAATTGATACTCTTATTCTAGCCAGAATGATGTATCCAGAAACACCACCAACAGCTGACCAAAGCAACTCACTTAGATCCTGGGGTGAATACCTAAAGGAATGTAAGTCTGACTACCAAGGTGGTTGGGATGCATACTCTAAGGAGATGGGTGACTATTGCTTGCAAGACTCTGTTGTAACTGCTAAGCTTTACAACCACTTGACTAGCTCTAAGTATTGGGAAACCTACTCAAGAGCAATCAAGATGGAGCATGTTGTTGCTGACATGATCTCTGGTCAGGTAGAAAATGGTTTTAGTTTTGATCTAGACAAGGCAGAGAATCTTGAGATGGAACTGTTGATTGAAAAGTCACAGATTGAAGATGAAATGCAACGCATCTTTCCAGACAAGATTATCAAGCGAGTCTCTAAGAAAACTGGTAAGCAACTTAAGGATAAAATTGAGGTGTTTAATCCCGGCTCTCGTCAGCAGATTGCTGAAAGACTAAAAGAAAAGTATGGTTGGGAACCACCAGAAACTGACAAGGGTAACCCAAAGGTTGACCACGATGTTCTATCTCAACTAGAATATCCAGAAGCAAAGACACTGTGCAAATACTTCGACCTTATCAAGTTGATGGGTCAAGTATCTGATTGGGTTAGCCGAGCCAAGACAAGCCGAGACAATCGTATTCACGGCTATGTAAATATCCTTGGTACTGTTACTGGTAGAATGTCTGCTAAAGAACCCAACATGCAACAGGTTCACTCAGATCCCCGTGCCCGTGCTCTATTCAAGCCACGGGATGGGTGGGTACTAGTTGGCTCTGACCTTAAGGGTCTTGAGCTACGGATGCTGGCACACTATCTACACCCATACGACGGAGGCACATATGCCAAGGAAGTATGCGAAGGTGATGTCCATACACACAACCAAAAGGCTATGGAGCTAGAGTCTAGATCTACAGCCAAGACTGCAATCTATTGCTTCTTGTATGGTGGTGGTGATGAGAAGTTTGGCAAGACTATTGGTTGCTCTACCTACAAGGCAAAGCAAGTAAAGAATAAGTTGTTGTCAAATATTCCTGGACTTAAGAAGCTGATTGATCAGTGTCGTTTCTCTACCCTCAGTGATGGTGTTGTCAAGCCATTTGGATGGCGACCCATTCCTGTCCGTAAGGAACATGCTGCTCTCAATACACTACTCCAGTCATCGGGTGCCCACATTGCCAAGGCTTGGGCTTGTGTTGCTAATCATAGATTGCAACTAGAAGTAGGTCCATCCAAGTTTGCTTGGGTAGCCTCAGTCCATGACGAGCTTCAGCTAGAGTGTGATCCAGAGTATGCTCACAAGATTGGTAATATAATTTGTGAATCAGCAACCACTGCTGGTGATCTAATGAAGTGTAATTGTCTAATTGAAGCTGAATACAAGATCGGTAACAACTGGTCGGAGACACACTAATGAAAACTGTATATCTAGAAGTTAAAGTTTCTGATAACGCTAATGAACAAGAGCTTTACAATACTTTACATGCAAGTCTAGTAAAGCACCAGTGGAGTGTTGTGGATGTTGTCATCCCAACTATTATTAAAAATGAAATCGACAAACTAAGTGAAGAAAACAAAATACTTAGATTCAGAGTAGCAGAACTACTAAAGAGTCAGGGTAAAGTTTGGTTTCTAGAATAGAGGTAACATGTCAAGAGATTACAAAGACGAGTACAAGAAATTCCAATCATCTACTAAATCAAAGAAAGATCGTGCACATCGTAATAAAGCACGACGAGCAGGACTCCGTAAGGGAACTGTTCGCAAAGGTGATGGTAAAGACATTGATCATAGGGATGGTAACCCAAGAAACAACACATCTAAGAATCTAAGAGTTGTTTCCAAGTCTTACAATAGAGCAAAAAGATGAATGACTCTGTTACTTTTATGAGACAAGTAAACGAGTTTATAGCTAGTAACCCAGAACACCCAATTGTTGTTGATTACCAAAAAGGTAATATTGGTTTAGGTTATATTATTCGTAACTGGAAGGAAATACATAATGAGAATTATTCAGATCAGCGGCAAGGGCCGAGTTGGAAAGACATCGGTAGCTAGGATTATAGAAGCCCTAGCTTACCATAGGGGTTATATTCCAGTTATTATACCATTTGCTGACTCACTAAAGAAAGCAGCAGAAGATCTTGGATACTCAAAGGAAACAAAACCAGACGAGTATCGTAAGTTTTGCCAAGAACTTGGTGCTTCAAAACGTAAAGAAAATCCAGAATACTGGATTGAAAAGACTTTTGAAACCATTCAAAATTATATGCTTAAAGAAGTAGATAACAAATCCGAGAATAAAAAGTACTGGGAATATGTTATCATTCAGGATGATGTTAGGTACATGAATGAAATAGCACTTGGCAGGGAACTAGCAGCCACACAGATATTTATTGATTCTGGTGGTCGTACACTTAACGAAGAAAATGCTGAGTGGCGTAACCACGAAAGTGAAAAGCTAGCCAATGATGTAGAAGATAGCTTTGGTCTTCCTAACAGTGAGTATGAAGAATTATTTGACCTTATTATTGTCAATAATGAAACTCTTATGGAACTAAAGGAAGACATAAATGAATCTATTGATGAAATTCTTGATACTGGTAAATTAGAAATCGAAGAACTACCTTGGACAAAAGAAGACGAAAATGAATAAACCAACAGAGGCTATTTTAGATGGAGATATTATCGCTTATCGTGCGGCGTTTTGGGCCGACCAAGAAGGTATTGATGCATTGCCGGAAAGGATCAATAAAGACATTAACGATTGGACTCCCAAGGGTGTGGACAAAGTTTATATTGCTATGTCATGCCCGAGAAACAAGAACTATCGTAGAGTCTTCTGGAAGCCCTACAAGGAACACAGAGATGATTTCAAAGCACCCGACTCAATGAGCTATGCTCTAGAGTGTATTTATGATACCGGTATTACATCACGGTGTGTAGATAGATTAGAAGCAGATGACTTAATTGGTATGCTGGTTTCTTCTGGTCAAGCTATTGGGGTAACAGTAGACAAGGATCTACGACAGATTCCTGGTTGGCACTGGAATCCTGATAAGGAAGAAGAACCTGTTTGTGTTGAACAAGATGCCGCAGATAGATACTTTTACCAGCAATGGCTAACCGGAGATTCTACAGATAACATCTGGGGTCTATGGAAGGTTGGGGCTGTAAAAGCTAATAAGATTTTGGACAAGTATCCCAGAGAAGAATGGGATAAGGTTATCATGGATATGTACCTAGCAGAAGACTGGGCAAAAAGACCAGAAGATAAGGTGCCTGATATGGCACCTAGTGACTTTGCTCTTGCTCAAGCTAGGTGTGTTAGAATCCTAAGAAATGGTGATTTTAACAAAGAAACCAGGGAAATCACCCTTTGGTGTCCAAATAACCTTGGAGATAGAAACATTTTGGATTTAAATAAGGAGTAATATGAGTAAGATTTTTGAAGAATTAGTAGCAATTGATAAGTATTGTCGTTGGGTAGATGACCTAAACCGCAGAGAAACCTGGGACGAGGCTGTAGATAGATACTTTAACTACCTAGATAGCCGCCTAAATCTAAACACCAAGCTACCTAAACTACAATACGAAGAGTTTAATAAGGCCAGAGAAGCAATGAAGAATCGTGAAATATTCGGTTCTATGCGCGCTCTTATGACGGCTGGCCCAGCTCTTGATAAAGATGATGTTGCAGCCTATAACTGCTGCTATGTTGCTGTTAATTCAGTAGAATCATTCTCAAATATCCTGTACACCCTAGCCTGTGGCACTGTAGTTGGCTTTTCAGTTGAGTCTGAAGAGATTAATAACCTACCCCAGATCCCAGAAACAATTACAAAGTTATCAGACTCTATTGTAGTTGAGGACTCAAGAGAGGGTTGGGCTAATGCCTATAAGTGTTTTATTATGGAACTGTTCAATGGTAAGCATTTTACAGTTGACGTAAGTAAAATAAGAGCAGCTGGTACAAGACTTAAGACTTTTGGTGGCAGAGCCAGTGGTCCAGAACCATTTGTCCGTCTTATTAAGTTTACATCTAACATCTTCTACGGTGCCAGTGGTCGTAAACTAAAACCAATTGAAGTTCACGATCTTGTATGTCAGATTGCAGATAGCATTATCAGTGGTGGCGTAAGACGCTCAGCCCTGATTAGCCTATCAGATCTAAATGATTATGATATGGCCCATGCCAAAAGTGGCCCCTGGTGGGAAACTAATGGTCATAGATCATTAGCTAATAACTCTGCTGTATTTACTAGCAAGCCAAGTCTTGGTACATTTATGAATGAATGGGCTTCTCTTTACAATTCACGGTCAGGTGAGCGTGGTATTTGTAATAGAGAAGTAATGCAGAAGATTGCAGAAAAGGCTGGTAGAAATCCTAATTACAAGTTTGGTACTAATCCCTGTAGTGAGATTATCCTCAGACCAGATCAGTTCTGCAACCTAAGTACTATTGTAGTTAAGCCAAAAGACCAAGGCCCACAGCTAATTGAAAAGATTAGACTAGCTACAATCCTAGGTACTCTCCAGAGTGCGCTTACTAACTTTACTTACTTTGAAAAGAATGGTCAAACATCTTTCAAGGAAAACTGCGAAGAAGAAAGATTGCTTGGTGTATCTATGACTGGTATCTTTGATAACAACCTTACAAATGGTGGTCATGGTATTGAAGAACTACAAAAGATTCTTGAAGCACTTAAGTTTGTTGCTCGCAAAACAAATGAACAGTTTGCTGAATATCTTGGTATTAATCCATCCAAGTCAATTACTTGTGTAAAGCCAGAAGGCACAACATCCTGTGTTGCTGGTTCAGCCAGTGGTCTTCATCCAAGATTTGATAAGTTCTATATCCGTAGAATCAGAATGGAAAAGAACTCACCAATGTCCAAGTTTATGGCTAATGCTGGTATTCCACATGAGCCTTGTGTTATGAGGCCAGAAAACACAACAGTATTTTCATTCCCAATTAAGGCAAACTTTGGTGTTACTCGACATGAGATTAATGCACTAGGTCACCTACAATTGTGGTTGGCTTATCAACTATTCTACTGCGATCACAAGCCTAGCGTTACTGTAAACTATACAGATAATGACTTCTTGTATGTAGGTGGTTGGTTATGGCAACACTGGCACATGGTATCTGGTGTATCATTCCTACCAACTGTAGAACACATCTACCAGCAAGCACCCTTTGAGTCTATTACTGAAGAAGAGTATGGTAGACTTGAGGCGTTAATGCCTACTCATGTAAATTGGAATCTACTTTCAGAATATGAAAGAGAAGATACAACTAAAGCATCACACGAACTAGCTTGTTCTGCTGGTGCCTGTGAAATAACTTAAGGAGTATATTATGTCTACAATGTTTGTTGAAAGTGAGTATGATTTGGATCTTGTTTTAAACGAAGCAATTAAGCTCGTTAAACTAAAGGATTCTCAATTAGATGTTGGCTTTCACAACATGAATATGGCACACATATTCCTAAGTAACTTCCACACGGCACTAACTGAAAATAGAATAGATCCTGGTACAAAAAACTTTATGCTAAATATTATGGTATCTAAAAATGAACAGAGTTGAATATTTACTATTAAGATTAAAACATAATGCACAAATGGATCCAGACCTTCAGCTATGTTTAAAGCTTATTAGAGATTATAAAGAAGAAATAACAAGATTAAACAATGAACGAGAACAACTTGAGAATAAGCAAAGAATTGATAGAGAAGCTGGAAAAAGTAATAACACTGAACCCAAACGACCTAAAGTTAAAGGATTACGAGCGTGGCTTCAAGGCGGGTCAGATAGAACTAGTTCAGAAGATACGGGCAATGTTTGACCTTCAGGAAAGGAGGTAACCTATGAGTTTTGGTGGAGGTGGTGGTAATCGTGGTCCAAGTGGACAAATCACAGATCCAGATGCATATGCTATGAGACTTATGCGTGAGCAAATGGCAATGCAAGCTAAATTACAAAGAGAACAAGAAGAAAGAATGCGTGAAAACGCCAGACTAGACAGAATTGAAAACGAAAGACTACAGCAAGAAGCAGCAGCAAGAAGAGCTGGTGTACTTGCTGAAGAACGTCGTAGAGAAACAGCAACCTTCCTAGAGCAAACCGCTCAAGCTAAGGTTGATATGGGCGAGATAACCCTAGGTGAAGCTGGTATGAACCTAGACATGCCGATTATTGAAAGACCAGCATATGAACGAGAGCAAAGACCACTCTGAGGAAAGTAAATGAATACTGAGAAAACAATTAAAGAACGATGGCAGGTTTTAAATGCCAAACGTGATACTAAACTAAACAAAGCAAGAGCATGTTCTGCTATAACTGTTCCTACTTTGTTGCCATATGAGTCAATGACTGGAGAGGATAACCTACTTCAGACATTTTCTTCCGTTCAATCTAGGGGTGTAACATCACTTGCTAGTAAGATTCTCAGCGTACTAATCCCACTAAACGATACACCATTCTTTTCATTTGGTCTTAAGAATGGTCGTGAACCATCTAGGGAAGTAGCAGAATTCCTAGATAAGCTTTCTTTCCAGGTATATAAGAAACTAATATCTAATAACCTTAGAGAAGTTTCCTATCTTGCCATGCAACACCTCATAGTTGTTGGCGATGTTCTTATTGTGATGGAAAATGATTATTCATTTAGGGTAGTCCGTCTTGACCAGTTTGTAATCCGAAGGGATGTAAATGGGTCTATTAAAGAGTTTATCTACCTAGAATTCGTTTCTCCATCCAATGTAGAACCAGCTAACTTCTATGATTTTATTTCTGGTGAAGAAGAACAATCTGGGTATAAAACAGTTTATATCCGGGTTTGCCAAGAGGAAGATACTGGTCGCTGGAAAGTAGAAAAAGAACTAGAAAAAGAAATTATAGATGTAGGTTACTATGATGTTCTTCCGTATGTAATACTACGTTGGGCTACAATTGCTGGTGAAGATTATGGTAGATCCCATGTAGAAGATATCTACTCTGATATCAAGACTCTGGAATCATATAGCAGAGCTTTGATTCAAGGTATGGCTGCTGGTTCTACTTTCTTTATGGGTGTAGATCCAGCTGGTATAACAGAAATTGATGACCTATCCGGGGCTGTTAATGGTCAATGGGTAGCCGCAAAAAAGAACGAAGTATTTACAATCTCACCATCAGATACTATGAATGCACAACTTCAGGTAAGTGCTTCAGCAGTAGAAACAATGCGCAAAGAGGTTGGTCAGGGCTTCCTGCTACAGACAGCAGCAATGCCTACAGGTGATCGCGTAACAGCTACCGCTATTAGAGCTGTCGGTAATGAGTTAGAGAATATCCTTGGTGGTACTTTCTCTGCTATTGCTAGAGACTTTATGATCCCTATTATTAGAAGAACAGTATATCTAATGTTGGATAACAACGAAATAGATGAAAGAATCAAAGACCAGTTTGATGAAAAGAATGGTATTCTTAACATCGAAATCCTGACTGGTTTACAATCATTGTCAAGAGAGTCAGATATTACCAAGTTACTCCAGATGGGTGAAATGGTAAGAAATCTACCTGAGCAGGCTGCATTATCCTTTAAATGGGATGCCTTTGCTAGAGCACTTATTACTTCACTTGGGTTTGATCCAGATAACTGGGTTAAATCACAAGAAGAAATGCAAGAAGAAAAGAACAAGCAAGCTCAGATGCAGCAGCAGATGGAACTGCAAAAGATTGTTGCTCAGCAAACAGCAAACGCTGCTGGCTCTGCTATGCAAGAAGATCTAAAGAATACTGGTGGTGCAAACATTCCACCAGAAGTACAACAACAAGCAATGAAACTATTTGGAGGTATGAATGGCTAAGAAAGCAAACAAAGCGAGTATGCCCTGTAATAAACCAAGACCATCTACCTCACCCGGTAAGAAAAGAATGGTCAAGGCTTGCGCCAATGGTCAAGAAAAGATCATTCACTTTGGTGCCAAGGGGTATGGTCATAACTACTCGTCAGGAGCTAGAAAGAGCTTTAAAGCTAGACATAACTGTGATCAAGCAAACAACAAGCTATCAGCCAAGTATTGGGCCTGCAAGAATCTATGGGCTGGCCCAGGTGGCTCTAAGCAAAGCTGCCCAAAGGGTAGGAAATGTAAGGGATGAATGCAGATAGAGATAGAAAAACACTAAATGCAATGCGTTTATTATTGGCTCCTGTTCAATCAAGCTTACTTGAGAACACAACATTAATAAACTCACAGCTAAATCAACTATCTCTACAGCTTAACAACACGACATCCTACTTAAACCAAAGAATAGACACATCTGATCAGTTAACTTATCAGGTTCAAACAGCCTTAAACAGTGAAAAAGACGAAGCTTATCCTAATTCACTAAAGAGTGAAATAGTTAAAAAAGATCAGACTAAAGCTGCATCTAATGACTTTGTAATCGATACAACAATATCACCAAACTCAGTATGGGTTGGATTAAATTATACATATAGAGTAAACCAAACTCTTGTATTTAACCACTCCCCTACTGAGTATTTTTATGCACAAGTTAAAGACTATGATCCAACTGTAGGTGATTTAATATTTGGTATTACAAAATCCTATGGAACACCCGGTACTTATACTGGTTGGGATATATCAGTAGGGTCAGAGTTAATTAGCGATAGATATGGGTCAACTGCCAATACAATCTGTGAGGGTAATGATCCTAGGCTTACTAATTCAAGAACACCCACAGCCCATACACATCCCCTCAGTGACCTTACACAAAGCTCTGCGGCTACAGATCAGGTTCCTGCTTGGAACGGCTCTAATTGGATTCCTGTGACTCCAGTTAAACTAGGAGTAGCACAGACATTCACAGCCAAACAAACATTCGGTGAACTAGAGGCAACCACAGAAGTTAAAACTCCTAAGGTT